TTATTACTCAGTATTTTAAATTTATTTCTAACAATATGTGTTGCGGAATTAAGGAGTATTACAAATTGGAGGAGATATAAAATGAATATAGATGTGATGTTTTCAAGCAAGACGGATCAATGGTCTACACCGCAAGATCTTTACGATAAATTAAACAAAGAATTTAATTTCACCTTAGATCCTTGCGCAGATGAATGTAATCATAAATGCGATAAATTCTACACTAAAGAGCAAGACGGACTAAAGCAGGACTGGCAAGGCGAAACAGTTTTTTGCAATCCGCCGTATGGTAGAGCTATAAAAAATTGGGTGAAGCGCCTCTACAAGATAAAAGGCTGGCTTTCGCAGAACTGGCGGATGAGGCCGAGAAGATAAAAAGGAGCCAGCCCCACGATAAAAAGACCGACTCCACGCACGATTAGGCCACAAATATAATACTTTTCTTCTAAAAGACCATATTATGACAAAAGAATTTTCATCAATCATGGAGTTAAAGGCCATTCGTGAACAAAAATCAAGACTTTCAGAGCGTGAACGAGAACTTTCATCGGCTTTATTGCATGATGTTTCACTCATTCCTGAAATTTATTCCTGGTTTAAGGATGTTATTTCAGAGACAGACTGTCCGCCAAACCCAGATAGCGTTATGCAGCGCAAGAAGTTTCTTTTCATTGTGCTGTTCCTGTTTGCGCCCAGTGTGCTGGCTGGAGGTCGGCTGCCGAACGGAGTCCGGGCGGAAATTGCCCGTGTGTTCCCGGATGTCTCTCCGTGTGTAATTTCAAACAATATCGCTGATGTTTCCTTTATCTACCAGCAGTATAAGGACTTTCGTCAGGATATAGAGTATCTTTACAACCAAATTTTGGAAAGGTTAAAGGTCAAAGAACTAATCAAGTAAAAAAGCCGGAGCGTTATGCTTCCGGCTTTAATTTTATGCTTCATATCCCTCATAATAGTAAGATTGAGTAATCCCTTTGAATATTACTTCACGGTCATTTACCTGGTCTGTTAATGCTTGTTGTAACAGTACTCGGAGTTCCAAATCATTTATGGGGCTGCGTTCCATAGCTTGCAAATACAGGTTCTTATCTACGTTATGCCAGTCTATTACTTTTTTCAGACGTTTTTTCAGTATCATATCCAGCCAAATACGGGTGGTTCGCCCGTTACCTTCCATGAATGGATGGGCGATATTCATTTCCACATATTTGGCAATGATTTCGTCAAATGTCGTTTCTGGCATCTTTTCTATAACCGGGAGAATCGCATCAAGGTACAGACTGTTGGCAAAACGGAAGTTTCCTTTTGCTATGTTCAATGTGCGAACCTTTCCGGCAAAGTCATACAAGCCATCGAACAGGTAGCGGTGAATCTCACACAGACCTTTCATCGTTCCTACTTCAATCTTATCTATATCGCCTGTTTCAAATAAGGCGTGGGCTTTTTCAAGGCTCAATTTGTCTATATCTTTTGTTGTCATGGTTATTCTCCTTTCTCTATTTTTGATTTTTATAGGAACAACCCCTGAACCAGAAGGAACGGGGCTGGAATAGTAGCTAATTAACCAAAGTAAATTTATGCTCTTTTGCCGTTTCTAAATCTTTGGCGAAATAAACAGAGTTTTGGGTTTCTGGGCGTGTGCCTGTTTCCCATAAAATATCATATCTTGTTTGCTCATAAACCGCATAATATTTTTGAGGGTATGAATATATGTAACCTTGCACTTTTGCCTTTGGATAAGAATTGATTGTTTCTGAATAATTGCTTTCATAATCCACATAATTATTCAAACTATTAGTCGTGTTTAAGAATACATCTGTATCAGTTCCTGAACCTTTGATAACTTTTTCAACTCCACATAAAGTTCCGTTTTCAAAGTAATATCTGTTGGTTATCTTGTATCCCTCTTTTGTATAAGTGAAATTCTTCGACCCTCTTTGTACATCATCCATAAAGCTGTCGTAAGGACGCTCTACCTTTTCTTTCAGTTCATCATAAGTTATTCCCCATTCAGTAACAGTCGAGCCAACATAATCAATCAAAGGAGTTACTGAGACAATACATTTAGCTTCTGTGCCTTTGGCTTTTACCGTGATGGTGGTTTCTCCAACGTGTCCCGCTTCAATGTTTATCTTTCCATCATAAATCATTGCTTCGGCTATAAATTCATCATCTGACGATACAGAACATTCGTTTATATCTATTCCTTCAACTTCAATGTTGTCTTCATCATCAGCATGAATGGATATTTCAGTTTTACTCAATGTGATATTTACAGGTTGGTCTTGTGACTCATCATCGCCACTGCACCCTACAAAAAACAACGCAGCCAGTATAGGCAGCATAAACAATACTTTCTTCATTTTACTTGGTTTTATTGGTTAAACATTTAGTTCCAGTAACTTCCTTAAATCTTCAAATGAATGAACCTCATAGAGAGTTCCTTTTACTTTCACGTATCCGTTCACTTCAGATTCGCATGTTGTGTTGGCACCGGTGATTTCTTCTCTGGACGCCAACAACTCCCAAACAGGCACATTCAATATAGAGGCGAATTTCTCAAGGGTTTCAACCAGTAATTTCCCTGACAGCTGTCTACCGATCGCCTGACGGGATACTCCTACCATATCTGCAAATTCATTTATAGATATGTTCTTTTCTTTCAGTACATCTTTTATTCTGTTCATAGCCATTATTTTCTGTTTACAAAGATACGTATAGTAATAGATATGTAAATAATATTATTGCTTAAATAATATTAAAAACAACATTTTTATTGACATATTTCTTGTATATGTAAATAATACTATTTACCTTTGCAATATCAAACAATAAGTAATAACAATTTAAACGCATACAATTATGAAGACAACAAGTAGTGAATACATCAAAGAGATTAAGGCACAAGTAAGATTGATCAATGAAGCACTTAAAAGAGTTCAAGAAGCCGAAAAGATGCAAGAAACAACAGTTAATGCACGAGAGTATGATAAATCTAAGGCTGAAGCTGCTGACGCCAGTGCTGATGTGATGACAGCATTAGAAGAAGCTGTAAGGCTTGCATCTGCAATGGGCTGCGCAACGGGCCTGTATGATACACATAAGTACCATAAAATTGTAGAGTTTGATTTTAGAGATTCACACAAATAAATAATAACAATTTAAACAAGCACGATTATGAAGACATTGAATGAACAAGTTAACGAGATTAAGAACATGAAAGGCTCTAAGGCAACAAAGAAAGCTGCTTTCATCAAGTTAGGTTTGAGAAAGTATGAGATTGAACTTCTGCTTTCAGAACTGCCGAAACCTATAAGAGAATCACACAAGTTCACATTTGGCGTTGAGATAGAATGCCTTGTAGCTGCAAGCATTATGCGTGAATGTGCGACAAGAAACGCAATGCCATTTCAGTATGAAGGCTACAACCACACAGACAACAACCACTATTATAAGTTCGTGTCTGATTCATCCATAATGGGCAGCAACCCAATAGAATGTGTGTCGCCAGTGCTTACAGGCAAGGCAGGCATGAAAAGCCTAGAAACATGCTGCAAGGCATTGAATGAGGCAAACGCACAGGTCAACAGGTCTACAGGCCTTCATGTTCATATAGGCGCACAGAACTTGTCTGACGAGGCTTATATCAACGTATTTAAGAACTATCAGAAGTTAGAGAGAGTTATTGATACGTTCATGGCAAGGTCAAGGCGTGCCAACAACAGCAGATGGTGCAGAACACTGCAAGGCTATGACTTTACATGGTGTACTACAAAATCAGACATTTTAGATGCCATGAACGGCAACAGGTATTTCAAGGTGAATGCATGTTCTTATTCACGCCACAGAACAATTGAGTTCAGACAGCATCAAGGCTCTACAGACTTTGAAAAAATTTCAAACTGGGTGAACTTTTGTGCTAAGCTGGTTGCATGGTCTAAGAAGAACGTATTGAGTTCAGAGGTTAGCTCAATTGACGAGATACCTTTCTTGACAGCCAAAGAAAAATCATTTTTCAAATCACGTGCCGAGGTTCTTGCATGAACCTCGCACAATTAAAACAAATTCAATATGTGTTGCATTATATACAAGCCTAAAGGTGTCCAGATGCCGAGCCTGGACACTCTTGCAAAAATCAAAAAGCTCAACCATAACGGCTACGGTTTTGTTTCTACCAATCATTTTCATAAGGGTTTGGACTATCGTACATTCTTGCGCCACCTTTCGGAGGTTGGAGATGATGAAGACTGCATTATACATTTTAGATTTGCCACTCATGGCTCTATATGCCGGGCCAACTGTCATCCGTTTACAGAGAATGGCGTTTATTTCGCTCACAATGGGACTTTAAACGTTTGTCCTGTTGGTGACATGACAGACAGCGAAATTGCCTTCAGAATGAAAATTTATCCCGAAATACAGCGGTTTGGATATGGAACAAAGCAGGCTGACTGGGCTATAAAGCAGATTTGCGGTTATTCTAGGTTCGCCATGATGTATCAGGGCGAGGTGAGGCTATATGGTGATTATAAAATACTGAATGGCATATATTATTCAAATTTAAGATGGTTATGAAAAGTATATTGCAGTCTTTAAAAGAAAAGGTGTCATGTGGCGATATCACGATAAAAGAGGCAGCCATAAAGCTACATAATGCAGGATGGACAAACTTCATTGATGTAGAGAGAACCAGACAATTGTTAGGCCTGAAAACACAGCAGGCCAAATCATAAAGCAATATGCTTGTGAATTAATAACGAACAATTGGCTTATTGTTTCGTATGTGTAGAATTGTTATTCAAAATTGTCTTCATAATTAGGTATCTTTGTGAAAAGGTACCATCGCGGATTAGAGCAGTGGTCAGCTCGCTACTTTGACTTGGTAGAGGTCGCCGGTTCGAGTCCGGCATCCGCAACTAAATAAAATATATCACACGATTATGGAAATACTTACTCTTATCATCAAACAGAAATTCTTTGACGAAATCCTGTCAGGCAAGAAGCGTCAAGAATACAGAGAGATCAGGCCAACAACCCAAAAGAAATACTGCCAGCTTGATGCTGACGGTTATTGTGTAGAGGTTAATGGTGAGCTGCAGCCGAGACATTATGACGCAATCCGGTTCTTTGTAGGTTACAAGAAAGACAGGGCAAGCGCATTGGTAGAAGTCAAAGACGCAAAGATCGAGCTGTTTGAGGACGAGAACCACAACCTGATTGAATACACTCATCAAGGTGAGATTTATTTGGCAGCACAGGTAGTCTACAACCTTGGCAGAGTGATAGAAAAACATGTATAATTTAAATTTTACGCTGAGTCAGAGTAAACAGAAGTACATTTTCAACAGGCGGTTATCGTGGTGGCCGTAGAGGCTTGACCACCGAAAATGGAGGTTTGTCGCAACGTGGCAGATTCATCAACCGCAGACAGCAGTATTATAACGTCCGTGTCGGACTTGGTATGAATGGCGGATAATGACACTGCAAGACAGGACATACAGCTATATTGACCTCGTCAGGCAAAATACTGACGAGGTTATGCTGTTTCTGTCTTTGGGAAAGGATTCTTTGGTCTTGCTGGATATGATCTATCCGAAATTTGATCGTATAGTATGTGTCTTTATGTACTTTGTGAAAGGTTTAGAACATATCGAAAGATGGATCGGTTGGGTGAAAAAGAAATATCCGAGAATCGAGTTTGTTCAAGTGCCTCATTGGAATCTTACCTATATTCTTCGTGGTGGCCTGTATTGTGTGCCAAATCCCAAAGTGAAGTTGCTGAAGTTGGCCGATGTGGTGAAGGCAATGCAGCTCAGATACGGGCTTTACTACACATTCTTGGGAATGAAGAAGGCTGACGGCATGAACCGCCGCCTCATGCTGAAAGGTTACGAAGCAAACGGGTATGAAAACAACGGAATGTGCTATCCGTTGAGCGACTGGACGCAGAAAGACGTGCTGGCATACATGAAGCAGCACAATCTTCCCGAACCGGTACGTTACTCGCTCAAAGCAAGTTCAGGCGTCGGATTTAACCTCGATTGTATGCTTTGGCTGGAGAAGAACTATCCGCAGGACTTGCAGAGAATTTACAAAGTGTTTCCGCTTTCGGAGCGGATATTATGGGAATATCATAACAAACAAAACTAATAGGAGGAAAGCCGAGTTAGAAGAAGAAAAACATTACAGGAAATAGACGCTCAAGGTAGGCGAGTTATGGAGTTGGCACGTGAGTTAAATTATCGTGATACCGATTACGGGAGAAGAAATATGCCCAGAGGTGTAAGAGACCGATTTTATAATAGGGCTGTTCCTGCATATAACAGTGTCCGTTCTCGTGCAATGGGGTTAAGCAATGGCTAACATGGAACTATCAAAGTACATCAAGAGCGAATCGGTGGAGCTTAATCGCTCCGCCATTCACTTTGCCAATTATAATCCACGTAAGTTGTCGGACGAAAGCAGAAAGACATTGAAGCGTGGAATAAAGAAGTTCGGTTTGGTGGGTGGCATTGTGGTAAACAAGCGTACAGGCTTGACAGTAGTCAGCGGGCACCAGCGTTTATCCGTCATGGACGAGTTGCAGAAGTTCCCCGACAACGACTATCGCATCCGTGTTGATGTGATAGACGTGGACGAGAAGCAGGAGAAAGAATTGAACATCCTGATGAACAACCCTAACGCACAAGGCTCATGGGATTACGACGCATTGGCTCGACTGGTTCCTGATATTGACTACCAGGATGCTGGGCTAACGGCAGCAGACTTGAACATTATTGGTTGTGATTTCCTTCTCCAAACAGAGGAAGAAAACTCCATTGCGGATGCTTTGGAGGATATGATGGCTCCAGTAACTGAACAGAAAGAGGCCGAGAAAGCCGCCAAACAGATGGAAAGAGCCGAAAAAGTGGCACACATGAAGGACGTAAAGCAACAGGTAAAGGAAGCAGCTCAGAAGCAGGCTCAGGATATGGATGCTTACTTGATGCTTTCCTTTGATACGTTCGAAACAAAAGCTGCCTTCTGCGAGAGATTTGGTTACGATCCTTACGCCAAATTTATCAAGGGCGAAATATTCGATGAACAGGTAGAAAGAGTTGAATGAGGAATTAAAACAAGGAGGAGTGCCGAGTTAGAAAGAAAACATATAGCCAGCTGTATCAACAGTCAAGACGAATAATGTACAACGCTGGAAGGCAATACGGGCTTGGTACAGACAGGCAAAGAAGTATAAGAAACAGAACGAGGTCTATAATGGAAAGATATGCAGCGAGAATAGACAGTTATTTTTCAAAGAGAGGAATTGATATCTATGGCAATAAGCCTGTTTCTCGCCGCATTTATATGGGTAACAATAACGGATGATTTGATTATGAAAAGTGAATCTCAAAAAAGCAAACATACAGGACGAAAGCCCAAATTTGACTACAAGAGCGAGGAGTTCCTCTCTCAGGTGGAGATGTATGCCAAGAAGGGATTCACCGACAAAGAAATCGCTTTTGCTTTAGGCCTATGCCCCCAGACATTCAGTGAGAAGAAGAGTAAGCTCTGCGAATTAAGCGAAGTATTAGCGCGCGGACGTGCGACAATCACTGCTGCAGTACGTGCCAAGTTCCTGGCTGTAGCTTTGGGCGGAATCAAGACGAAAAGTACCGTAGTTAGAAAGCTGAAAGACCAGGACGGCAATCTGACCGGTGAAGAAGAACTTCAGGTGAGTGAGAGCGAGCTGGCTCCCAACCTTCAGGCTATGTCCGTCTGGCTGTATCACCATGACGAAGAGTGGAGAAAGGTTGAACGCCGGCAGGATGAGGATGAAGATGTGCCACATGACACTACAAAGGGAGTGGATATTGACGCATGGATAAGAAAAGAAGTTGAAACAGACAATTAGAGTTATGAAATTGAATGATTTGACAGGAAAGCGTTTTGGCAGGCTTACCGTAAAAGGCAGAGCCGAAGCCAACGGCCGCAAAGGTACATATTGGTCGTGTCTGTGTGATTGTGGAAATATTTGCTCCGTTTTAAGCGGTGCGCTTGTAACAGGTCATACGACTTCTTGCGGTTGTTATGCAAAAGAAGTATCAAGCCGTGCTAAATCACATGGGCAATGTCATACGAAAGAACACGCAATATGGAAAGCCATGCGCCAACGATGCAATGATAAAAATGCGGAAAACTATTATAGGTACGGTGGGCGTGGCATTAAAATATGTTCCGAATGGAATGATTTTACCAATTTCTATCGCTGGTGTAAAGAAAGCGGTTTCGAGGACGGATTGACTATTGACAGAATAGACAACAACGGAGACTATTGCCCTGAAAATTGCAGATGGGTTGATAAAATAGCACAAGGCAATAACAAGTGTAATAACCGAAAGGTTATGTATAAAGGAGAATTGCTGTCTTTGATGCAAATAGAGAGGCTTACGGGTATCGACCATCGCACTATTGGAAATAGGTTAAATTCGGGCTGGACTGTTGAACAGGCAACGCAAATTAAGCCGAGATACGGGAATAGAATAATGATTAAATGATACAGAACCATCCAATATATTATCCATTATACCAAGATAAGGACAAGTTCATTATCTTGATAACAGGAGGGCGAGGTTCAGGCAAGAGTTTTGCCACATCTGCGTTTATAGAACGCTTGACGTTTGAGAAAAAGCCTGATGATATAGTGCATCAAATACTATATACTCGATACACAATGGTTTCCGCTCACATTTCCATTATCCCAGAAATGATGGAAAAAATCGAACTTGACGGAACATCAAAGTACTTCAAGTCCACACGTACAGATGTTGTGAACAAAATGACAGGAAGCAGGATAATGTTTCGTGGTATAAAAACTTCATCAGGAGTGCAAACGGCAAAATTAAAGTCTATCCACGGGATTACAACTTTTGTTTGTGATGAAGCGGAGGAATGGACTAATGAGCAGGACTTTGACAAAATCATGCTCTCTATCCGTCAGAAGGGTATTCAGAACCGCATCATCATCATCATGAACCCCACGGACAGCAACCACTTCATCTATAAGAAGTACATCGAAAACACGCACAAACTGGTGGAGATTGACGGTGTCCCCGTTCAGATTTCCACGCATCCCAACGTGCTGCACATCCATACCACTTACTTCGACAACCTCGACCATCTTTCAGACGAGTTCCTGAAGGAAGTACGACAAATGAAAGAGGACAACCCGGAGAAGTACGCCCACACGGTGATAGGTCGTTGGGCAGACGTGGCTGAAGGTGCCGTGTTCAAGAAATGGGGCATCGTGGATGAGTTCCCGATGTGGTGCAAGAAGGTGGCTATAGGATTGGATTTTGGTTATACCAATGACCCCACAGCAGCTATCCGATGTGGAATCATAGACAATGCACTTTATCTGGATGAAGTGGATTATAGAACCGGATTGCTATCTAGTGATATTATTAAGACTCTTCGCCCCTGGAACCTGAAAGTGATAGCAGACAGTGCAGATCCGCGACTCATTCAGGAAATCCACAACGGAGGCATCAAGATTTATCCAGTAGAAAAGGGGCAAGGTTCTGTCAATGCGGGTATTGACAAGATGCAGGGAATGGAGATGTACATTACCAGACGCTCCTACAACCTGCAGAGGGAGTATAGGAATTATGTCTGGGCAAAGGATAAGGATGGAAACTACATCAACGAGCCGGAAGACCACGATAACCATGGCATTGACGCTGCGCGGTATTATGTGCTGGGAGAGCTTCTAGGCAGGATTATGAAACCGAAAGACATTTCAGGAGTATTTGGACATTAAATTTTAGTATATGAGAACTTTAGAGGAAATTTTAGCGATACCTGAGATAGAGAGAAAAATCTACTATCTGAAGAAAGGAAGAAAAACAGAACATCCCAATGCTCATGCTCTTTATAATGACTGGAATCCTAATAGGCATGAGATAGTGATTGATGAGGAAAAATATCCAAAAATCAAAATTATCACTAAGCCTGAAGAAAGGATTACCGATCCGACAACAGGCAAAGAATATGTTGAGCCGGCGGTTAAGAAAGAAGTTGAACCAAATAGAATAGCCCTTCCAATCGAGCAGGATATCGTAAACCTTCAAACAGCTTTCACCGTAGGAACAGAGCCGACGCTTGACTGTCAGCCGGACCAGTCGGAAGAAAGCCTCCTTTCTGCGTTGAAACAGGTGTTCAAGAAGAACAAACTGAAATACCAGAATAAGAAAGTCGTTCGGGCATGGTTGGCCGAACAGGAAGTGGCCGAATACTGGTATGTGGTGAAGGACGACGGCTTCTGGGCAAAGCTTAAGCGCAAGGTTGCCGGAATCTTCGGCAAATCAAAACCAGAATATCGTCTGAAGAGTGCCATCTGGTCCCCGTTCCGCGGAGACAAGCTCTATCCTTTCTTCAATGACAATGGAGATTTGGTAGCCCTCTCCCGTGAATACAAGAAGAAAGATTTGGATGATGTGGAGATTACCTGCTTTATGACCATCACCAAGGATATGGTTTATCAGTGGGAACTGACAAGTAATTGGACAGACAAAGGATCGTTCGCTCATGGATTCAAGAAACTCCCTGTAATTTACATGTACCGTCCGGAAGCGTATTGTGAAAAGATCAAGAGTCTCCGAGTAAGACTGGAGAAACTTCTTTCCAATTATGCGGACTGTATCGACTACCACTTCTTCCCTATCCTAATGTTATTTGGAGATGTGCAGAATTTCTCTGGTGAGTTCAAGAACCGGGTGGTCGAGCTGACCGGGCAGGGAGCTAATGCCCAATATCTGACATGGAGTCAGGTCCCTGATACAGTTAAATTCGAGGTTGAGACCTTACTGAGTCAGATTTATGGATTAACCAATACGCCGCGTATATCCTTCGACGCGCTGAAAGGTACAGGCAATGCTGTTTCCGGTGTAACTTTCGATTATGTATTTATGTCCACCCATCTGAATGTGGAGAATCTGAACGAAACTGTCGGCGAATTCATGCAACGGCGTGTAAATTTCCTGACTTCCGCTTTAGGCTCAGTTAATACAACTCTTGAAGCAGCCTCCGAGACAATTGATATAGATGTTCAGATGCAGCCATATAAGCTGGAGGACATCAAAGACAAGATTGACACAGCCATCAAAGCCAAAGATGGTGAAATATGGTCGCAGCAACGGGCTATTACTTTTGTGGGGAACGTTGATTCTGTTTTGGACGAGATTGAAGCCATCAAGGAGGAGCAGGAAGAAAAACAGAAGAATGACATTGTGAAACAAAAGAAAATTAGTGAAATAAACGGAAAGAGTAGTTTGTAAAATAATAGTATTTGCATTAAATATAGCGGTATCATTCGTGGTATCGCTATTTTTTGTGCAATTAATTTTTAGATTTGTATTAATATCATATATTTGTGCAATGTTTAACTTATAAATTAATAATAATGGGCAAATCAATCAAAATGGGAAATGATGAGTTTATTTTGTATTGCCGGAAACAACATAAAGGAGATGATAAAAGTACGGCTCAACTGGGAAAACTTATTTGGGAATGGATTAGAGATAATGCAGACGGTAAAAAAGTAGATAAACGGGAGAACTGTGAATGGGGTGATGAAGCAGATAACGTATCTGCAGCAGGACTTCCATACACAGCTACACAATTTGAATTTGACAGGGATAAACTCCCTGCATTATATAGTTATCTTGATTCTTTATAAATATAGTAAAAATACGAATATTTATTTTGTACTTGTTCGTATTTTTACTATATTTGCATTGTAATTAAGTCGTAAACGCTATGAGTTACAAATCAGTTAAAGAGGTTGTAACTATGTTGCTTGACAACGGCTTCATTCTAAAGAGCCAGAAGGGCAGCCACATGAAGTTTGAGAAAGATGGAATAACGGTAGTCGTTCCGAATCATGGAAAGAAAGGCGTTGAAAAAGGCACTTATTACAGCATTTTGAGGCAAGCGGGGCTGAAATAGCCCCCGCCTCTTTTGTTAAACTATAAAATGGAGGTCAATATGAGAACTGTAGAAGTGATTGTCGAACATGCTGGGAATAATCTCAGTGCTTACATTGAAGATGCTCCAGTTATTACGGTCGGTAATAACATAAGGGAAATTGAGGAGAACATGAAGGAAGCCATAGACTTGTATTTGGAGGACAATCCGAACCCTTGTGAGGTTCTCAAAGGAGAGTTTACTCTGAAGTTCAAGATAGATGCAGCCACTTTCATTAATTATTACAGCAGTATCTTCACCAAAGCAGCTTTGAGTCGGATAACAGGAATTAACGAACGCCAGTTATGGCACTATGCGGCAGGGGTACATAAGCCACGTAAACAGCAATTAGAAAAGATTCAAAAAGGTATTAATGCCCTGACGGAAGAACTGGCAGCTATAAACTTATTATAATTATGATAACTGTAAAGAGTAAAAAGGAATTAGAGAATGCCATTAAAGCAGGGCATAAAGAGATTTATGTTTCGGGTAAAGACCTACAAGCGGCATGCTATTTGGCCTGTAAATACCAGAACCTTAGATCTGCAATGTCATCAATTGCTGCAACCATTATGAGCAAGGTAGGAAAAACTGCTGTTATATCTGAGAGTACAGCAATTATTATAACATTATTTATCTGTATAACAGCCGTTTCAATAGTCGCAATTATATATAAATGCGATGTTGAGATTGATTATAAAAATGGTAAACTTTTTGTTAAACAAAAATGAAATAATTAATAAAAGCGTGATTACCCCAGTAGTCACGCTTTATTTTTGCCTAAAAACGAACATTCCCTTAATTGTTTCGTATCGTTAGCCTTAAAATTTCCCATTCCCTTTCTCTATAAGTAAATTTACCGTATGAAATTATTAATCAAACTCATACGGTATGACAATCTTTGAACAAATTTTGGCAGGACTGCAACAGAAATTCGCTGGGGTGGACACTGCTACACTTACCCGTATAGCTACGAAAAAGGCTGAGGGTGTAACGGACGAAACGAAGGTAACCTCCATTGTCGAGGGTATCTCTTTTCAGGACGTGATGCAAAATTATGGTGATTTCCGTGCAGGACAGGCTCAGACTTCCGCTGTTTCAAACTACGAGAAGAAGCATAGACTGAAAGACGGAAAACCAATCGAGGACCCAGAAGAAAAGAAAGACGAAAAGAAGGATGATAAAAAGGACGAAGTTCCTGCATGGGCCCAGGCTCTAATTGATTCCAACAAGACCCTTTCTGAAAAGCTAACTGCTTACGAGGCAGAGAAAGCGCAGGCGCAGCGCAATTCTCAGATTTCGGAGGTAGCAAAAAAGTACGGTATTCCCGAATTTATGCTGAAGGACCGCAACATTCCAGAGAACACGGACTTGGACACTTATTTCAAGGACATGAAACAGGATATGTCTAACAGCGGCTTCAAATTCGCACAAGCCCCTGAAACTGCAGAACAAAAGCAGGATAAGGAAGCAAGCGAGTTCGCCAAAATGATTGAGGCGGACACAAAATCTATTGTCGAACAAAAAAACAAGTAATTTATGGCAGCAGGATTTAAGTATAACATTGAGCCGGAACCGTCAATCGAGGAACGTTATGATGTTTCTACAGGTGTAAGACGCAGAGGCCCTTATAAGCTGGACACGACCAACCTTGTTGTTGGCTCGTTTTTACCATCCTTTACACCTATTGCCGCTGACCTGGTGAAGAAAACAGCCCAGGTGGCAATCCGTGTAGAAGTATATGAGAAATTTACAACCGGTTCCAACACCACATTGAAGATCAAGAAGAACTCTTTGGCTTATGTGGGTATGCATCTTGGTAACGGTGCACATGGAGCAACCATTAACGACATTGACAAATCAGACAAAGCCTTCGATAAACTGACGTTGGCTGCCGACTTCGGCGAAACTTTAGAGGCCGGCACAATACTTTATGAAGCTACAGAAGTTAGCGGTACTACACCTAAAGTTATTGCAAACTCCGCCTTGTATGAGAGGAAACAAGTAGAGAATGGCATTGTACTGGTTGCCCTTTTGATGCGTGCGTTTGAAATAGAACCTACCAAGTTAGCCATGCCATTCTCAGACATCGACAAGGCTAACATGCCGCATTTCCAGTTCAACGCTGCAGGTGTTCAGTCACCAACTGGTGTTTCATATGAACTGCCTGAAGCTTCGGATTCCGTAATGGGAGGAATTCAGTTAGGATTTACCCAAAGCGGAAAGAAATATCCGGTGGCATTGGAAGGCGGTAAAGCTTATGTCGAAGTTCCGTGGACAGACAATAACACTACCTATCAGGCAGCTAACTCAAGCACCTTGGGACTGGTAAAACAGGGTGCAAAAGTTGATGATGCTGCAGGCGGAGATGAAAAAGACAAAATTAATGCTCTTCTTGCATCATTGAGAGCAGCTGGTATTATAGCAAGTAAATAAAAAAGGAGAACAAAGATATGATGCTAACTATTTATACACTGTTTAACGATCCTAATATCGTAAGTGCCGTTATCCAACGCGTCCTTCAGACTCGTAAGGATACAATCTATTGGCAGCAGTACCTGGACTTCCGTAGAACGACAACTCGTGTGTTCAAAGACTATATTGGTCAGGTTACTGGCGTGATGGCCGGTTCTATCAACTCACGCTACGGGGAGAAACCTATCCGTGAGCGTAGGAACATCGGTTCTGGATATGGTGAGATTGCCTATTTAGGTGACCGTTACCAGATTTCCATTGACCGCTTGTCAGAACTGCAGGACTTGGTTGACAAGTTCAATGCCGCAAAGACTGCCGACCAAGTTGCCGCCATGCAGGACATCGTGAATTTCATCTACGATGACTATCGTCAGGTACTCCTTGCCGCACATAAGCGCATGGACATCGTTGTCGGTTCATTGCTGATGACAGGTAAGGCTCAAGTGAAAAACAAGGACGACAATGCCGGAGGTATTGATTTGTTGGATATAGAGCTTCCGTTCAAGTTCATCACTCCCGGAACAGGAGATAAGGCCAACTTCATTACCTATTTGCAGCAGCAGATTAATGAATTGAAGGCCACTTACGGCAACTTCCCGAAGATGATTATGTCACGAGGAACATTCGTGAAAAATATTATCGGTTCGAGTGAGTTCGGTGATAAGTTCAAGATGCAGCTTACAGGCAACGAGATGTATATGTCAACCGGATTGATTACCTCTCAACTGGCTTCCACCGTCTTTACTGGTATTGGTCTGCCGGCTATTGAAATCAAGGAAGATTATGTTCTTGATCAGTCCGGCAAGAACGTGCAGATTTACGCTGATGACCATATTACACTGCTTCCACAGGATAAGGTCGGTTACATGCGTTTCCACACTCCTTACGAAGCTGTTGACGGTGTACCGGGCCGCAACTATACTCAGGCTGATGGTGATATGCTTATTTCCGGTTACAAGGATGGCAACGGCCGTTATCTGGAATACACCGCGGAGTGGATTCCGCAGATTGCGAACCCGAACCAGATTGTGAACATCGACTTGACAACAATGAACGCATGACGGTAAAAGACTACATATCACAGAAGTTTCAGACGTTCGGCATCAACTTGTCGGAGGCTGACCTTTTGGAGATAAGTCTGTCTTCAGGAATAAGCGGAGAGGATGAGATGATCCCGTCAAACATCGGACAGGTTACGGTAGCTATGGCGAAGTTCATCCCCTCTCTATTACTTAGAGCCACTTCAATCAGCGAAAACGGTTTCTCTATGTCCTGGAATACTCAGGGCTTGAAGGAATACTATTCTTTCTTGTGTAAGAAGTACGGACTTGAAGACACGCTGTCAGATAAGCCTAAAGTCAGATTCCTATGATATTTGCTCCACATACATTACAGGTTAAGGTCTTTACTCCGATGAAAACAGACGAGTTCGGCCGGCCCATTCCCGGAACCGGTGAAGAAAGCTGGCAGGAAATATGTCGGTGCCGCTGTGATGACAACTCAACAAAAGAGTTTACTTCGGAGAACGGCGAGGTGTACCGACCGAATTATCACGTAGTCTGTGAGAAAAGAATCTCACTGAAGGCTGGTGATGAAGTCAGATGTATAGAGGGTGAGAATATCAGAGGAGCTGGCAAAGTTTACATGGTAAAGAATACGAATTATTTTGGTTACTCAGAGATATGGATGTAAAATTTGATTTTTCGGATGTGAATGGATTCTTTCGACAAGGTTATGCCGAAGTGAAAGCTGTTGAGGATAAGGTTGGCAAGGAAGCTGTCGATTACGCTATGAAGAATGGCAGTTATCAGAACCGGACCGGCACACTCCGTAAGTCAAATAAGTATTCAGTTGAGGATGACGGATTGGTGATAAGAAACGATGCTGAGTATGCCTCACACGTCGAATCTAAAGGCTATGAAGTATCAACTGGTGCGGCTCTATACGCTGAGAAACGATTGAAGGAGGAAATCAAATGAAATACAAAAAGAAACCAGTGGTTATTGAAGCCGTAAAATGGAATGGCGATAAAATATCAGAAGTTACTGATTGGATTAGTAAGGCTCTCGATAAAGGTGTGATAATGCGTTTTGGAAATGAAGTCAAAATACACACACTTGAAGGAATAATGACGGCAAGTTCTGGTGATTATATCATTAAAGGAATCAATGGGGAAATTTATCCTTGTAAACCCGACATTTTTGACAAGACTTATGATATAGTCAAAGAAGATACAGATTCTATTTGCTTCGGTGATGCTATTGAAGTTTTGAAACAAGGTGGTGCAATCCGTAGAAAAGGCTGGAATGGTAAAGGATTGTTTGTCATCAAGCAAGTGCCAGCGCATATTGAGAGTGGTATTATTCCGAAGATGCAGTCGCTTCCGCAGTCAGCCAAAGACCTTATCCTGAAAGGAAAGGGCTTCATTGACTACACAAGTCAGTGTCTTATCTACAATGAGAATACCGGCAGAGCTGATTCGTGGGCTCCATCTATCAGTGATGTTTTTGCAGAAGATTGGGAGATTGTACAATGATAGTGACCACCGACATAGCGAACATACTTTACCGTGACTGCCAGACTTTCGGCATTGACATCGTTCCTCACGGAAAGAAGCTGACTGGCGAATTGAAGTCTGAAATGATTGTCATTCATGCCAAGAAGCAACAATCTGAAACGTATTGGAAGAAGTCTTTCGTAGAAGTGAACCTTTGCGTTCCTGACTTAAAAGAAGGCGAAGCCAATACAATACGTCTGAACGAGCTGGAGAAACAGGCGCAAGAAATGTTTGACGGTGTGACCGGACGCTATGACGGTACAACCTATCATTATTCCATCGACACAATCGGAACAGAGGAGGACACAGCCTTAAAGTGTCATTATGTAAATGTAAGAATTTTATTTGAAGTTTTAAATGTAAAATAATATGGCAGAATCAAAGAAAATTACAGCTGTGAATATCAAGAAACTTTGGTATGGCGAAACAAGTGCTATTACAGAAGACCTGACGGGACAGGCTTTGCATACTCTTTTGCAGGGTGAAACATTGAAAGAGGTAAAGAATATCCATCAGGATACTTGGACGCTTGAAGAAGCGGAAGCAAGTCGTACAAATTACAAGAATCAGCTAACAGGTCAGACTTATCGCAGTGAAAAGGAAATGGGTGATGTTACCGTCAATTTTACTATCGGTGAGTACGATTACCCGACCAAGAAAGATCTCATGGGTGGCGATGTCATCAATACCGACAAGGGATGGAAACGAGCGAGAGGTAAGGTGAATATTGAGAAATTGCTTGTTGCTTTGACTGATGATGACCAGTATTGCGTCGTTCCACGCGCTGACATCGGCGCCCGTGAAGCGACAACGGATAAGGCCATCGGTATTCCTGTAAGTGCCGTAGAATTGGAACCGAAAGACTCTAATATTGCTCCAGAATACTGGTTCGATGCGGAAGAGGTTAAAGAAGCATGAACTGATGTGAAGGTCATAGCGACGCCTTCTGATGCGACAGTAAAGCTGGATGGGCAAACGGTCAAGTCCAAGAGGGTGAAATCTGGGACATCCGTTTCTTATGAAGTGTCAAAGGCCGGCTATACCACTCAGTCAGGAAGCATACCAACCTCTCTGTCTGATGCCTTCAAGACTGTAGAAAAGGAAATTACTCTCATTCAAGAAGGTGGCGGTTAGTTTTCAGAATGTTTAACGGGTGTGGCTTCGGCTTCACCCTTTTTCTTTTAAGATATGAACAAAGGAGCAAAAATAATATCAGAATCCATTATCGGCAGTGATTTCAGAACAGTATTTGTAGCCGGGAAAGTTTACACGGTCTACCCTCCTACTATACATAAATTGGCCGGAGCTATATCCTATCTGTCTGGAGTTCAAGAAGCAGACAATTTGAAAGATGTTCTACTCTCCTTGGGAAAAAGCGAGGCTTACAGCAAAGCTCTTTCCTGGCTGATAGCTGGTGACGAAAGTTTAAGTGAAGAACTAGCAAAAGGAACATATGAAGAGAATGTGAACGCATTGGATGAAGCACTATCTATGATTGACTCAAAGGTTTTTCTCAAAGCTGCCAGCTTGGCGAAGAACGTAAGCCTGCTGGCAGCGAAACCGAAGTTGTAGGAAATGACACTCTCTTAGGACAGATCGCATCGTTCATGGAAAATCTGCATCTGACATACCGGGAAGTGGTATATGAAATACCATACAGAAACTTAGTATTAATGCAGCGTGACAAGCTCCATACCGTTACCGGGACGAAGGTTACAAAGGTGAAGGGTAAGGATATGGCCTCACGAAGAAGAAGAAACAAAAAATAGACATGGCAATATTATACTTTAAAGTAAGCTCGGACTATGACGAGGTTATACGTCTGAGGCAGGAATGTGAGAAGCTGGAAGCTCAGCTCAAGAGAATGGATGTGAACAAATCCCCTGCAGTCGCCAAGGCTTTGGAGACACAACTTGCATCCACCCGTCAGCAGATGATGAGTTTGGTGACAGAAGCTGGAAGAGTCGGAGCGGTTATGGAGAATGATTTGAAGAATAAGCTTAACTCAGCTTCAAAGGCTTCTGATGAACTTACAGAGGAAATAATCAAGCAAAGAAAAATCATCCGTGATACACAGGATGATGTAAGACGTTTGTCTGATGAATATTCAAAGATGGGTAAGTATTCTCCTAATTCAAATGCAAAACTTGCAGAATTGAACAGGGCAAAAGCTGCTTTAAACGAGCAGAGATATGCAATGGGAGAACTTCAGGATCAGCAGGCAAAGAACAGGCTTGAAGTACGAAAACTTACGAGGGAGTACAAAGAGTTTGCTCAAGGTGGAAGCAATGCTGATGAGGTGATGAAGTCATTGAATGATTCACTTAGGCGTACAGCTGTTGAATTTGGTGGATTAGTTGCTATAAAGAAGTTTGTATCTGATGTGATTGATGCTACAGGAAAAATGCAACAACTAGATGTTGCTCTTTCTACAATTCTTCAAAGCAAGTCAAAAGCTGATGCTTTACTGGCTGAAATCAGTGAATTTGCCAAGAAAACTCCATTCAATTTGGATGAAGTTGCAAATGGAGCAAAACAACTGCTAGCCTATGGTTCGTCTGCTGACAATATTGTCGATGAATTGTCTATGTTGGGTGATGTGGCCTCAGGTTTGCAAATCCCTTTAGGGCAGTTGATTTATCTGTATGGTACGTTAAGAGTACAAGGCCGTGCATATTGGCGCGATATACAACAGTTCCAAGGTAGAGGTGTGAATGTTATTGAAGAAATGGCTAAAAATCTTGGAGTGACACAAGATCAGATAAAATCGCTTGTTGAAGATGGAAAAATCGGGTTCAAGGATGTAGAAAAGGCTTTTCAAAGTATGACTAGTGAGGGTGGAAAATTCAATAATATGCTTGAAAACTCATCTGGTACATGGCCACAGAGAATAGCTAACATCGAAGATACTATTTTTACTAAATTGAATGAATTCGGAAACAAATATAAGGATGTTTTCGAGTTTGGAATTGGAGCAGCAGAGGACCTGGTTGAAAGTCTTGATGATGTATTGTCGGTTATTGGTGGCTTAATTGCTGCTTATGGCACTTACAAGGCGGCATTGATTACAACAGCTGTAGCCCAAAAAGCAGTTGGTTTCATTGAAAGTATCCGTTTGATTGCCATGTACAGGAAAGAGATGGGATTAGCCACAGCTGCGCAACAGGCTTTCAATATGGCTTCTAAATCAAACGTGTATGTCGCTTTATTGTCGGCTTTGGTTGGAATTGGTACAGCAGTTTATATGTTCACTAAGAGGGCTGACGAAGCTACTGAAAGTCAAAAAAGACTGAATGAGGCTTCGGCTAATTACGAAAAAGAAGTCGCTTCGGAAATAGCTGAAGTGGACAGGTTGTTTGGTAAACTTAAAAATGCCAAAAAAGGAACAGATGAATACAACTCTGCAAAAGCTGCCATTATTGATCAATATGGGACATATCTTAATGGACTTAGTGAAGAAATACGTACTTTAAAGAATGTTGAAGGTGCTTATAATGCCGTTACTATAGCTGTTCAAAAAGCAGCAAAAGCACGTGGAATGGAAAGTGCAATAAAGGGAGCACAGGAAGAATACGGAGAATTATACGGGAAAAGTGCAGGCAAATTATATAAAGAACTCACTAATGCCGTTGGTGAAAAGAAAGCAAAGTCGTTTATTGACAGCATAAAAAAAGAACTTGAAAAGACGGGTACAATTTCAAAAGGACTTACTGAAACTATTGCGAACGTGTTCCGTGGTGATGCTAATTACGGCAATAGCAAGGCTTGGATGCAAGGCATGAAAAATGCGACAAAGAATCTGAGAGATTCCTATAAAGCAGCTGAAGCTATATTCTCTGACGCAAGTTCAGATACAAAGGTATCGAATAAGGAAGAAGTAGATAATAAATCTTATTGGGAAAAGCAGAAAAAAGAATTACAGGGACAACTTGATGCTCTTTCTTCAAAAGAAGCCGCGGGTAAAAAAGGAATGGAACTTCGCAGAAAGATTACATCTGTCGAGAACAAGCTAAAGCCATATTCAGCTGAATACGATAATAAGAGGAACAACACATCAATAACATCGTACAATTCAAAAATCCAACAAGAGAATAAAATCTCGGAAATAGAGCGTAAACAAGCTATAGAACGCGCGAAAGAAGCGGAAGAATTGGAAAATCAGGTTGAGCAAGCCCGGATAAACGCTATGGCTGACAGCAGTGATAAGACTATTGCACAAAGAGAATATGATAATAAAAAGGAACTGGAAGCAATAGACCGGGCTAAAGAAGAATATATCCAAAAAGAAATTCAAAGACAGAAAGAAATCTTCGATGCAAAAGAAGATCTTAGAGCTAAACAAAATCCAAAGTATAAAAAACGCAGTTTCGACTCTTCCAATATCACGGTAGACAGTTCATCTTATGACTTGTTAAAAGAATATACTGAAAAAAGTCAAATCCAAAATGAGGTTAATGCTCAAAAAGAAGCACTAAACGAATACCTCAAGAACTATGGCACATATCAACAGAAACGCCTAGCAATATCTCAGGAATATTCAGACAAGATCAACAAGGCTCAAAGCGAAGGTGAACGCCTTTCGTTACAAGCATCAATGGATGATGCACTGTCTAAGCTTGATTTTGAACAGATAAAAGGAAACATGAATTGGGAAGATGTATTCGGTAACCTCGGAGATATGACAATCAGCCAACTCGAAAGAATACGTCAGCAGCTAAGGAACATGCTTTCAGACGGAAATCTCGGACTTGAAGAATACAAAACTGCCGTAGAACAGATAGATAAGATAAATACTGCAATCGTTGAAAAAAACGATGAGGTTAAGAACACACTTGGGCTAATACTGCCCATGACACAGAGACGCAAAGAAATAGAGATGGAAGTGGCAGAGGCTGAGCGTACCGTTAATTCGTTGATGCACGAAATGATGGAAATGCAGAATAGCCTAAACCAACAAAGAGAAAGCGTAGCAGGATATTTGCAGGCATCAGGAATAAGTGTCGGGGCAAAAGATATAATTACTTCCAACTTTGACAACATACTATCACAAATTGGCGGTTTATTTGGTGAAGACAGCGATATTTATAAAAATGTAAAGAAATCATTTGATGATATAGCTGGCAGTGAACGTAAACTGACAACCACAACCCAGAAATTGGTAAAGGCACAAAATGATGAATACGGAGCAAGAACAAAACTCAACAATTTCCTTACCAGTTTCGGCAATAAGCTACAGGCCATAAGTGACATAATGTCGCTAATTAATTCAAACATTCAATCACTCCCCGACCTATTCAGTCAATTGGGTGTTGATATGAGTAGTGATTTTGGCAAAGGTATAAGCGATTTGGCTAATGCATCTCAGTCTGCATCAAACTTCATAAAAGATGCTATGAGCGGCAATTTTGTCGGAGCATTATCTAATGGTATAGGTGCCGTCAAGGGAATACTAAGCGGATTCAACAATATCTTAGGCCTGGGAATAGGTAAAGGAAACGTTGAATATGTTACAGAACTTACAGAGAAATTGACTGACAGCAATGACAGACTTCGTGATAGCATAGACCGTCTAAAAGACAAAATGGACGAAAGCGCAGGAGGTGAAGCCATAAAAAACTACGAACAAGCAAAAGATGCACAAGAACAACTGAATCGTCAGACTCTTGAAATACTGAAAGCGCAAATGTCTTACACAGGAGCACACCATTCAAACGCATACTACTGGGGTGAGGCGATAGATGGTAATGCGGCCACAAGTTCTCGAATATATGACAGCATAAATAAAAGCCTTATCGAATGGTTAAAAACAAACCCTAACGCAAACTACAGTATCAGTTCTGTTAATTCATATGAGGACATGTTCAAACTGACGCCAGAACAGATGGCATATATACGAGACTACAATCGTGAAATATGGAATGAAATAACCGACATCGGCAAATATGACAAGTCTGAATATTGGGAAAACTATGCAGATCTTGCCGGCCAGCTAGAAAATCTGACCGAACAAATAAATGAAAATCTCACGCAAGTGTCATTTGACAGCCTGAGAGACAGTTTTATGAACACACTGCTTGATATGGATGCAGATGCACAAGACTTTGCTGACGACTTTGGAGAATACATGATGAAGTCTTTGCTGAACTACCAGCTTGGAGACGTATTTGATGAAGACTTGAAAAAATGGTATGACGACTGGGCGCAAATGATGAGTGGGCAAAATGGAAACCTTACAGATGACCAAATGAACGAATTGAAGGATAGATGGGAAGATATGGTAGATGAGGCACTATCAATGCGTGACAGCATAGCAGATATAACCGGATACAAGGGAGGAAGCGAAGAACAACAGTCTGCATCTTCAAAAGGATTTGAAACAATGTCTCAAAATGCTGCCGATGAATTAAATGGCAGGTTCACTGCTTTATATGAATCGAATTTGCGTATTGAGACATCAGAACAACAACAGACAGTTGCTATTACAGAATTGAGAGGTAATATAAGTGCATTAACAGCACAAGCTGTTGGAATTTATAATATAGCCGATGAAACAAGAACCATATTGGCCAACTCATATTTGGAATTACAAGAAATACGTGAAAATACAGGATATTCGGCTAAATATCTAAAAGATATTAAAGCAGACATCGCTGAAGTGAAACGAAATACATCAAGATTATGACAGGAGATTTAATAATTAACGGAAAAGATGCATTTATTACCTGGGGTGTACGAATGGGAGACGGCTTCCTCGATGCTATTGATGGCTTCAATGAGATGAAAGACTACATTGAAAATGAAAGCCGTATTGAACACGGCAAAAGGATGATAACAGACAACGCACGTGTTGCATCACGAGAAATAGCCCTGCAGTTCACCATTGAAGGCTCTTCTGAAAGTGATTATCGGGCAAAGAAGAAAGCCTTTCAGGCTGAACTGGAAAAGGGAACCGTAAAAATCAATGTTCCTTCTCTTGGAAATGAAGTTTACAAGCTGGTTTACTTAGGGAAAAGTTTATCTTACGGAATGAACTTAGCTCGTTGTTTTGGTAAGGTTTCGAGCAAATTCTGCGAGCCAAACCCGACAGACAGAAGCGAATAACAAACATTTCCCTTCTTGTTTCAAATGGAAGTTCTAAAAATTAGAGCTTCCATTTTTCTTTAACGAACTTTGAACCGATATGGATGCAAAAATTGATATATACGGAATATCTGGAGATGTTATCTGTTCTGTGCTTATAACAAAAGATGCTGTAAGCCATGAAGAACTGATGACCTCAGACTATATACAATTGTCATGGAATGATGACAAGACTATAGTATTGCCTGCAGGAGCATATATTATATATCAAGATGAGAAATACTCACTTATTGAACCGTATCTACCTTTGCGTGAGAATGAAGCAGAATATAAATACACGCCACAATTCCATTCCAGAATAATGATCTGGGACAAAATTCCCGTACCTTTATATACATATGAAAGTGACGGATTGACGATTAAAAGCCGAGAAATGGACTGGGACTTTACAGGCTCTCCTGCAGATGCAATATACATGGTAAAACAGGCCATCAAGAATGAAACAGGAGAAGACTGGACCATACAACTGTCAGAAAGTCTTCCGGCTACAATTACAATATCGTCACAGTCAACCTCCATTTTCTCTAATCTTAATAATATCGCCGAAGAATGCGAGACAGAATGGTGGACTGACAAAAAAACAAACACCCTTTATCTCTCTGAATGCAAATATGGAACACCTCTAAAGTTAATTGTAGGTGAAAACGTCAGCGTGCCGTCTGTAAGCGAAAGCAAAGACGGTTACTATACACGCTTTTATGCCTTTGGATCCACACGAAACATCACACAAGAATATGACAGCGGTCAAGCAACAAACCATATTGCCAACAAACGCCTTGGTCTTGATCCAACAAAATATCCCGGAGGCTTCAAGGATATAAAAGGACATTTTGAAAATGGAGTATTTACTTCAGACCTTATGCCTGGAGAAATCTTCATAAAGACATTGTTTTTCGATAAGATTTTTCCTTCATCCAAATTAACGATATCTGATGTAAGAGCCAGACTAAAATATCGTCTTGACAATAATGGCAATAAAATAAAGATTGGAGGAACTGACGACGAACCTGTTTATGAACAGTACGCTATATGGTATTTTCAAATTGAAAACTTCAATTTTGACAAAGAGAGCATAATTGATGGTAAAAATTTATCGGTTTCATTTGAAAGCGGGCAACTCGCAGGACGAGATTTCGAACTTAAATACTACGATAAGCCAGAAAAGAAAAATGACGAAGCTGATGTAACTACTTTCGAGATCAAAACAGGAGATTATGAAATAATTATAGATGAAAGCACCGGAAATATAATACCAGGCTTATCGTATATAATACCACAAAACGGAGACCAGATAATTCTTTTCAACATAATAATGCCCTCCGAATATGTTTCTTCTGCTCAGAATGAACTTGAAAAAGAACTGGATAAAGCAATCTCTGATGCAAGTAAGGACAATAATTCATATGAAGTGGAAAGTTATCCTGAAAACTTCTATGAACATAGTTATGACACTCATCTTGGTCAAGAAGTAAATTTTTACAATGGAGACAATATTTTGAATAGCCGTATCCTAATGGTCGAGAAACATCTGGACTTCCAATATGAACAGACCATAAGAATTGGCAATGAGCATATTAAGGGTAATACCCAGGAACTTAAAGAAGAAGTTGCAAATGTAAATCAGAATATTGATATCATAAAGGCATTCAACGAACTCTCCACATCTCTTTCCAACGCTTACGCTAACGCACAGCGTGAAATGATTGAAGGTTTTGCCGCAATAAAAAATATATGGGAATTTGACAATGATGAAAGCCATTGGAGTACAGACAATAATGGTGACAAGAGAAAAACAATAAAATCAAAATATAATGTATGGAGTTCCGGGTACATTTCTGCTTTAGGGACCAATACATCAGAAGATTCTTCAGGCACAGGCTCATTCGACCTTCTACAGGACTGGGATAAATATGTTGACTCAACAGCTAAAAGCATGGCTCTGTCAGCTTTTTTAGGCAAAGACCTGTTAGACCGTGTTATCTCGCTTGAAGAAGGCCAAAAAGGACACAAGATATCCATATCCGGCTCAGGAAATGTCGTTGTTAATGTAGAAGAAAGTAGCGACGGAGGTACCCTTACATTTACGAAGGGGAATATAGATCTTAGCGGTTACGCCACTACAACAGAACTTGAAGCAGTATCAAAGAAAACTGATTCTGTAACGCAAAGGGTTGACGAGTTCCTGGGAGGCTCCGACACTGACGGCATAATAAACAAATGGAAGGAGCTGGAGGCTTTTCTGGACGGCCAGCAGCAGGGAACTACACTCAGCAGCCTGCTTAACAAGAAAGTTGACAAGACAATACAGGTTAAAGCTGGGGAGGGGCTTTCCGGCGGCGGCGCACTTAGTGGAAATGTTACATTGAGCCTTGCCACGGTAGGAACGGCAGGAACATACACGAAAGTAACAGTCGACAAGTACGGACGAGTAACCGGCCATGCTACATTGAGTGCATCCGATATTCCTACGCTTGAAATATCAAAGATAAACGGCCTTCAGGAGGAACTGGATAAGAAGTTGAACATAAGTGACTTTGGCAACAAGTTTGCAACTGAAATGGCAAACTGGTTTAAGAAAGACACTGAAGGCAATGTGTTTGTCGCCAACTCTAAGGGCTTTTATTCGGAGTCTTTCGTTTCTGCAATGGGCAAGAGTTCTGGCGGCAGCAGTTCTGGCGGAGGCAGTTATGACAGACTTGATAACTGGGCTGATTATAGCGCAGACCGCGCTACATGGGTTCTCAGCGCAAAGCTCGGATATGATTTAAATACGCGTGTATCTTCGCTTGAAAGCGGTTCTGCAATCAATTTTGAGACTTCGGGCACAGGCAATGCACTTACCGGGTTCAGCAAGAGCGGCAACACCGTAACATTCACGAAAGGAACGTTCCTGACGGAACACCAGAAGCTATACACCCTCACGATGCAGCGCAACGGAGAGGGGGTAGGAAGCTATGTGCCTACGGCTGACAAGATTATAAACATAAATGCCTGCACGGCAATCAATGTCCCGCAGGGCTTCACAGCCGGAGCCTTGTCATCGGTAGGTGTCATTGCTCTCAGTTTTGCCAGCGGGTATAGTCTGCCTACCACGGCGAAGCAGCAGCAATGGGACACCGCCTATTCGTTTGTTGAATCAATAGCCGGATCTGACGCTAATGGCGTAATTGACAAATGGAATGAAATTATATCATTCCTCGACGGCATAGGTGACTCTTCTACCCTCGAAGGTCTATTGAACGATATAAACAGCAATGTTACCGCAGTAAGCAGCAGGGTTACGAAGCTGGAGGGTTACTTCGTAAATGGAGTAGCAAAAGAGGCTGCAAAGACTACAGGCACTCTGAGCATCAACGGCAAGAATTTTAACGGCTCTGCCAGCGTCAATGTTGGCGTTATTGGCGTGTCTTATGGTGGTACCGGCAAGAGTTCGGTTGCATCAGGCTCAATGCTCTATGCGAGCGCAGCCAACACGTATGCCGAACTTGCGACAACAGAGTTTGGCCGTAATCTGCTGAAAGCTAATAGCGGAAGCGTAGTCAGCGGTCTTAATGCCGATATGCTCGACGGTGTGCATGTTAATGGCTTGTTTACTGCTGCCGGTTGGAATACGCAGACCTTGACTATAACAATAGGCGGAGTGACAAAGAGTGTTACAATCCCTTATGCATCGGCTTCTGTGGTCGGACTGGTAAGCACTGCAGCGCAGACATTCGGCGGAACGAAGACATTTAATGCCGGACTTATAGTCCCTGCAGGACAGAGCCTGAAGATAGGAAACGGTACGATAACATGGGACAGCACAAAAGGCTGCTTCCACTTCTCACATGGACTTTATTCTGACAGCTTTATTTCTGCAATGGGCCTTAACGACAGCGGCTCCGGCGGCGGTTCGGCATCATACGAAAGGCTTGACAATTGGACTGATTATGCTGAAGAAAAAGCCACATGGGTTCTCAGTGCGAAATTGGGTAATGAGCTTAACGAACGCCTGAAGTCCGTTGAAGCAGGAGGAGCTACATCCGTAGTTACCACAGGAACCGGCAACGTCATTACAGCTATATCAAAGAACGGTAACACCATAACAGCCACTAAGGGTATTACCGCGCTCACCTCGCACCAAGCTATATACTCACTTACACTGCAAGGCAACGGCACGACTATAGGAACTTTTAACCCTAAATCGGCCAACGCCACAATAAACATAACGGCAGCAAACATAGGCGCCGCTGCGGCAAGCCATAGACATACCCTTTCTGCTTTGAGCGACCTCAAGGCAGGCTGGAGTACATTGCTTAAAGAAGACCCGAAAGCGTATGTAACCAGATGGCCGGCATTCAGCGAAGTTACTAGTAAGCCTACTACGTTAGCCGGTTACGGCATAACTGACGCTTATACAAAGACTGATGCAGACAGCAGGTATGTCAATGTTTCCGGAGATACTATGACCGGATCATTAACGGTTCGTAATTCTAACTTCCCTTGTCTTCACCTGCAAAATTCAGGTTACGACAATAATTATCTTGAAATTGGTAATGGCCTTCATGAAGATTTTATATTGCGTAATGCTACAAGTGGAGGTAATATAGACCTCAGATTTAACCAATCAAGAATAGTATATAATAATAATACTATTTGGCACGAAGGCAATGATGGCAGCGGAAGCGGGCTTGATGCAGATTTGTTGGATGGAGTACACCTTGGAGGTTTATTTACAGATTTTTCTACAAGTGATGTATCTACAAAGATAACAATCGGCGGTGTAACAAAGAGCTTAAAAATTAATGCTGATACTTTGGATGGGCTGCATTATACTTCTTTTCCATTAAAGATAGGAGGAGGTATTTATAACACTCCAACTAATAGGTCTTTAAAATTATTGACCTTTAGAAGAGGCAATGAAAAAGGATGGTTGCGATTATCTATATCAGATTCCAATAACGCTTCCATGGGAGTATGTTCTAAGTTTATTGTACGTTGGGGGTACGATAGCACTAATAGCGAAAAAGGAATTAATCTTTCGTGCATTTATTCTATAATAGCAGATGCTTCAACTAGCCTAACGGCTGTTAGGGTTGATGGTGTTACTTTTGCTTTGTATTATACTCCTAATAATACTGCATCCAAAGTGCAATACCTTATTGAAGGGTACTCTGATGCTTGCACAATTACTGATACAAATGCTACAGCAGAGCCTACACCAACACCAACATATACATCCGCCCTTGTCAATATTATAGGCAATTTACAGGGAAATGCAGATACCGCAAAGAAATTAGCCACTCCTCGTACATTGTGGGGACAGAATTTTGATGGCTCTGCAAATGTTAGCGGAGATATTCATGTTAGTGGAAATATATACGATACTCAAATAGTACAATCTGTATCAGGTAAATATTTAGATTTAAAGGGTAGCGGTCTTGGATTTTATACCCAAAATACTATTAAAGCCGTTATACAGCCTAATGGTAATTTTGGTATAGGAACAACTGCACCTTCAGCTAAATTGCATATAGTCGGAGACTTATTTATCAATACAGGCGATCCTACATTGAAGATTTATTCCGGCATGATTAACGATACCAAAAGTGACGGAAATATTTGCCTCCAAACGAATATAGATACTAGAGACGGAGAAACTCAAGAATATCCGACTCAATATCCTCAAAGATGTAATCTTGTTCTGCAACCAAGAGGTGGTCAGGTTTATGTCGGGATGAATCCTGATGGCGGAGACTTAAGATATAAACTTTTAGTAAATGGTAAGATTAAGTCTGTTGATGAAGTTGTTTCGACATCTGCATTTCGTATTGCTAAAGGAAATTATGGAGTCCTCATGCGCAATGATGGGACTTCATATTATATGCTTCTTACTAACAGCGGACAAGCAGAAGTAGGAACATGGAACAGCCTCAGACCATTCATTGTGGATCTTGCCACAGGTAATGTCGATCTTGTTCAGGCCGGAGAGCATCTTTCTGTTAGCGGCGATACTCAGTTTAACAAATCAGTAAGTATCGGAAACGGCAAGATTGAATGGGACGAAGCCAACAAGGCTTTCAAGTTTACAGGCGGTATATATTCTGATTCTTATATATCAGCAATGGGCTTGAATGCCGCCGGTGGCAGCGGAGGATCTTACGAGCGTTTGGACAGCTGGAGTGACTATACAGAGGACAAGGCTACATGGGTGTTATCAGCTTTGCTTGGCAGCAACCTCAATACACGTGTGTCAGCTTTGGAAGCCGGTGGCGCAACCTCTGTTGTAACGAGCGGAACAGGAAATGTGGTTACTGCAGTTACAAAGAGCGGCAACGTTATAACCGCAACAAAAGGCATAACAGCTTTGACTTCGCACCAAAACATTTATGCCCTTACTTTACAGGGTAATGGAAGCTCAATCGGCACATTCAATCCTAAGACCGGTAACTCGACTATAAATATCACTGCGGCTAATATCGGAGCAGCAGCCTCTAGTCATACACACAATTATTTGCCTTTGACAGGGGGAACTATTACAGGCGAACTTTCTTTTAAACCTACGGATTCTTCTGACCCGGCGCCTAAAATTTATTCTTCAGTAGCAGAAAAAGTTACAAGTTTAAACTTTGCTGTTTATGATGATACCAACGACAGATTTGTTTTTAGAATAAATTTTTGGCAGAATACGAACGACGAGGATAGAGAGCGCTTTATAATAAATTGGGACGGTGTTACCTCAAAGGCAGCGATTACAGCTCCTTCATTCAATGGTAATTTGAATGGTAATGCTTCGACGGCTTCTAAACTTGGAACTTCAACCGTTGGAGGAACAGCAAAGCCTATATATCTTAACGCAGGAACGGCAACAGCTCTTTCAGCGACAGTCGGCAGCAGCTCTTTGCCTGTATATCTTAATGCTGGAACAATAACTCAGTGTGGCACAAGTCTTGGGGTTTCAATAACAGGAAATTCTGCAACAACAAATCAGCTGAATGCTTCAGGACTTACATCTCAGTCTCTTGCTGATTATAAAACTTCCGGACATTTGTATTATGCGGGAGGAAGCAATACTGTTTCAGACAAGCCGAGCGGTGTTGATGCTTTCGGTATGTTTACAATGCAGACAGCGAGCGGATGGCAAGGTCAGATATTAATGGCATCCAACACAGCGACAAGTTTGTATTGGAGAACAGCAAATAATAAATTTAATGGTGGTTGGCGTAAGATATTAGATTCTTCAAATTATGGCGAGTATGCATACAGCAAGACTGATGCCGATGGTCGCTTCGTTAATTTAAGTGGAGATACAATGACAGGAACATTGAAGGTTCCTGAGTTGCGTTTTACTGATGGAACAGCTATTTGGTTCGACCAATACGGTAATGTCACTTTTGGTTCAACCAGTTCTTCTAATTGGTGGTATATAGGCTCTTCTAGCAATTCACCCTCGATAGCAGTAAATTTTGGAACAGGAAATGTCGGCATCGGTAAAACGGCATCTACTACTTACAAACTTGAAGTGAATGGGGATGTACATGCGAACTCGTTTACTGGTAGTCTTAACGGCAACGCCTCTACTGCCTCAAAGTGGCAGGCTGCAAGAACTGTCACAATGAACGGTTTTGCCGATTGTTCTTTCAGTATTGACGGAAGCTCAAATGTTAGCTTTGACTATAAGCCTTATAATTTCTATCTTTCGGTAAACAACAAAAATAACTATCCTTGGCACCGTATAGCTAAAATAGGGCCTATAACAGCATTTTATCAAGATAAAGAAGTCACTTTGTTGCTTTCACAAGGTTACGATGGTGGTAAATGGGGTATAGTAAGAATCACTTTAAGAACAAATAGTACCGGCACTGTTTCTACAGCCCATGTAGAATGGCTTAATAGAAGAGCATTTAGCAGAACTGATGTTAAGATTGGATTGTACAATGCTTCCGGCGAAACTTATGCAGACGTATTTTTAAAGGCTAATGGTTCTTATTCTAGCGTAACTGGTTTGGTGCTAACTCAAGGAGGAAGAGGCACTTTAGGCAGGACATGGACTCTTGTAAATTCCTCAGAAGTAAATAACACTACCACTACCGACAAGTTGACATCAACAGAATGTTGGACCTCAATAGAAGTGGCAGCGGAAGAGCTGCATAAGAAGGCTTATACCAATATTATTGAGGCCGATGATGCTGGCGGGGTCGGAATACTTTACGATCATGGTAAACTTACAGCTATTTCCGGCACCACAATGCCAAACGAAGGTTTAAGGCTATATAGGGCTTATAATAATGGTTATCCTGCCGCTTATGGAAACCTTATGAGTGTTCGCGGTGAAAATTCAGGTGCAGGAGAACTCTTGCTCGAATGGAAAGGAAGCACAGAACTTGGCCATATATATTACAGGAGTAAGCGTGACAACACAAGCAGCGGATGGTCGAGCTGGGGAACTCTTGCGTTCCTGACAGATAACGTGGCTAGTGCAACGAAGCTGCAGACCGCCCGCTCAATCAACGGTACCAGTTTTGACGGTACAGAAAATATTACCACATTTAAATGGGGATCATCACGCAATATTTATATTCGTGATGCATCACAGACACACACAGGAGAGGCTGTTAGTGTTGACGGGTCGTCAAATGAATACCTGTTACTTCCAAAAGATGTGGCATTCGATCAGATAACAATAAATACAAAGCTGATTTCAAATGGGCAGACTGACTTCAACAAACAGTGGCTGAAGAATGTTGGCGGTATATGGTTTGGTTCAGCAGACAGTTCAAGTGTTTTTGCCAGCTTTGACGGCGACGGCACGCAGACAGGTTTACAGAGTAAAGTCGGCACAAGCATATATTTCGGTTGGCGCGGCGGAACAAGAGCTATGACAATAGACTCAGCAGGAAATGTCGTTATAGGTAACACATCTACAGTAAATTCTGCATACAAACTTGATGTAAAAGGAGATGTGAGAACACAGGGAGATATTGTGCCGTATTCAAATGGGCAATACAATATCGGTAGTTCGGGCGCAAGATGGAATACATTGTTTACGCAAAGCATTGAATTATATGGTTTTACCCCTTATATAGACTTCCACTTCAATAATTCATCTGCAGATTATACCAGCAGAATAGTTGAAGTTGTAAGCGGGTGTCTGGCTATTAACGGAACTTTGGCTGTCTTGAAAAGTGGAAATGTTGGTATCGGTACGACGTTACCGACTGAGAAACTATATGTATCTGGAAACATTGCAGCTACCGGAGCCGTGACAGCCTTGGTATTGAGCAGCAGTTCTGACATAAGGCTGAAGGACATACGGAAAAATGTATGCCTTTCCGTTGAGGAAATAGCAAAGGCGCCTGCAGTGGAGTTCGCGTGGAAGAAAACCGGAGATTTGGCAGTAGGTTCTATAGCCCAGTATTGGCAGCCTATTTTACCGCAGGCAATACATAAACGCGACAATTACCTGAGCATGCAGTATGACGTGATCGCTCTGCTTGCATCAATAGCTAACGCCAGACGCATACTCTCGATAGAGAAAAAGATAAAAGAACTCGAAGAAGAAGTTAAACGTTTAAAAATATCATAGCATGGGAGTAATAGACGGAAACATAGTATCAGCCCCACTGAACACAAGAGATGTAGGCTCTGTTCTTGGATCATCATCGAATGATGTTGGTACGCTTTGCACGCATGCAAACATCAACATGTGGGCAAAATTCAAGCCCGTGCCGTTGCGTGCTATCTTTCCTGAAGATACCTTAAAAGGTTCTTCAGACTGGAACGGAAATCCTCAGTCAAGTTCGCATAAGCCTTGGTGGTATGGCGACGGCGACCAACCGGCATACACGGTCCCTGTCATAAGCGAACTTGCTGATATGGGAAGTAATGGCAACCAGAATAGTGATGCTGTATGGCGGTATAACAGACCTACCGGCAAAGGTGCCAGCGCGGCATATCCTGACTTCCCTTTCAGGCTAACAGACTTCGTAGGTTACAGACACGACGCAAGACCGCCATTCACGGTAAACCTTCCTACAGAACTGACAGCTGACAATTTTTCATATTTTGGCGTTGACATGCCGGACCGCGAACAGGGCGAGCTTGACTTGTCTGACATTTGCGACATACTGCATCTGAGTGCAGTATATATAGGCATAATAATTAAGAATATAACGCGTGGTATAACAACGGCTTATGTAAGCACGACTGCTCTCAATGCCAACAACAGCGACAGCTGGGCTTTGCCTGTTGTCATTAACAACGGCTCATCTATTGAGAACGGAGGCGCCGGCCAGACTATATCAGAATCAGATACGATAGATGTGTATCTGTTTCTTTCTACTTCTGCAGGTGAGACAAATTGGGAGGCGATGACAAAATATAGTGCATTGCTTACTTCCAGCATGCACATCTACAGGAGATATAAGGGATATAGCCATAATATCAAGATTTTCACAGGTACATATACGTATGTCCTGGAAGCAGAAAACATCCTTGATTGGGGCAAGACATGGTACTACAAGGACAGCGACGGAAACATATTCTCTTTCCGAAAGACTATTGACCAGATTTCAAATCCGGACTCAAAAGTTACCGTTAAGCTCACCAGCGGAAGTACTGCATACGATTCACTGCGTGCCACAATCGTACAGAAAGGCAAGGTAAAGGACAGCAATACAGGACAACTGACAGAGATAAATCTCGTCTACGCCTTGGCATATAATGAGGGTGCAGGAATGATAGGTACATCAAACAAGAACCTAGTGCTCGGTACTAAGTTTAATACAATCTCATTTGCAGCATACCCCACAGAGGAAGACGCCAACCGGGAAAGCAACATACAATGGATGCGAGGTATGCCGATAGTTCAGAATGTAGAATATAACAATGCGGACGCTAATCTTGAAGGCGCAATTACGGGTAACAAGCTAGATGTAACCGTAGTGATTTCGCCTTCATCTCAATATACACGAATAGACCTCACCAACAACGGTACACCCGTGAGCGTGGGATAATGATATTAACTTTTAAAACAATACAATTATGGTAGAAATTACAAGTAAGACAACAACAGCGAACTTTAACTACAGTGATGAAACTTACCTTATCAGCGGTGAATACCGTGCGAATATGGAGGGTAAAATGGAAAGTGTTTCCATGAACATTACAGACACCGAAAAAGCCTACAAAGGTTCTGCGAATGCCTATCCTGACGGAGATAATGTGAAATACAATATCTCATCGGTGGATATTAACGACATGTCTAAGATAGCTCAAAGCATTAAGACATGCGTTGACGAACTGAAGGTTAAAGTGGAAGAATAACACACTGTAAAGCTAGAGAGAGAAAAATAAGTTTAATAAAAAAATTAATTAATAAGTTATGAAAAAAATATCAACTGAGAAGATTTTGAGTGTTTACAACCTTATCAACGACGCAAAACTCACAAAGATGGATGATGAGGACAAGTTCAGAATGATTAAGATCATCCGCGTCTTGAAGCCGGTGGCAACCAACTTTGAGGACTTTAAGAAAGACGCCAGCGAAAAGCTGAAAGGTGAGAACCATGAGGAGATGCTCGAAAAGGCTCAGAAATGGCAGACTGAGGGTGAAAATACAACCCTTACCGAGGCCGAACGTATAGAGATAAACAAATACTTCACCGACTACAACAACAAGATTGTTGAGTGCCTGAAGGAAGAATCAAAGAAGGAGAACGAGTTGGACTACGAGCCGCTGGGTGCCAGTGCCTTCGGAAAGTTCGTAGCCAGCAACGACTGGACTCTAGGCCAGATTGCTGCGATTGAGGAAGTTATTTAATAAGGGGAATTGTCGTTCACACGGCAATTCCTCTATAAATTTACTGATATGTTCGAACAAGATGTTTATATGAACAGCGGCACCAGAATGTTTACTTTCGCCATGATGGGCAACGAACTTGTTGCCGTGATATATGATGCACGCTGGTTTTTGGCGACGCTGGTTTTATGTGTATTAGCTGACTTCCGCTATGGTTGGGGCGAAAGCAGCAAGCGGTTCAACATGGCCAAGAAAAAGGGAGACAAGATAGTGATGTCGCAGTATAAGTGGCGCACGTCAAGGGCTATCAGAAGGTCAATCAATAAGTTGATGGACTACCTGATGTGGGTGAGCATAGGTGCTTTTATTGGCATGGCTCTCCTTAAGCCTATAGGTGTTGATTACATGATGGGCGGTTTTGTAGCCACTTGTATTGCCGTTGGCTGTGAAGCAAAGTCTTTCTTTGGTCATTTCTTTTGGCTTCATGGGGTAAGGATTAAAGAAAAGAGTATTAAGGGCTTTTTCAGGGCGTTTGTCGTTGCTTTCGCAAAGCGCAAGAACAAAGACATAGGTGAAGCCTTGGAAGCCGGTTTTGATGAAATAGATAAAAAGTAAAATTATTATGAGAAGCATTAAAAGAATTTTTGTACATTGTACTGCAGGAAGTCAGAAACAGACAATAGAGGATTTGAGAAAAGAGTTTAAGAACAAAGGCTGGAAGAACCCCGGCTACCATTATGTGGTCATGCCTGATGGCACGATAAAACAGATGCTCGGAGAGGAGAAGGTGAGCAATGGTGTTCAGGGCTACAACTCCACATCTGTTAATGTTGCCTATGTAGGCGGCATAGACTCAAATGGCAAGGCTGTGGACAACAGGACGGAAGCCCAGAAGGCAAGTCTGGTAAAGCTACTTAAAGAGTTGAGGGGCCGTTATCCGAATGCTCAGATTCTCGGTCACAGGGACATAAGTCCTGATACGAACCACAACGGCAAAGTTGATTCATGGGAACGCATCAAAGAATGCCCATGTTTTGATGCTATAATTGAATACAAAAATATATAGCCATGGAACGAATAAAAGGCTTTTTATGGGGTATTATGACTTGCATCTTAATAAGTATATTGACAGGATGCAAATCTGTTCAATTTGTGCCAGTTGAAACCGTGAAAACGGACAGTTTTTATATTGACCGATTTCAGCGTGACAGCATATACCAACGAGACAGCGTATTCGTCAACAGATGGACAGCTGGAGATACCGTCTATCAGGATAAGGTTGTTTGGAAGTATGTGTATCGTGACAAGGTCAAGTATGATACGGTGGCCATTTTGCGTTCAGATACAATAAATGTCCCCTACCCTGTTGAATGCAAACTGAGTAAATGGGAACAGCTTAAATTGAATGTTGGAGGATGGGCTATAAGCATTATCATTATAATAGTCTTGATTGTAATGGGATGTATGGTATACAAACTAAAAAAGTAAGCTATAAAAGGGCTGTGTAATAGTATTGCTACACAGCCCTGATTTTATTGAACTTTATCCGTAACCTCTCTGACGATAGTTTTAGGAAGTAATTTAGCATATACGCTTTCAGTAGTTCTTATGCTAGAATGCCCCAAAACTTTTGATACGACTTCCATGCTGACGCCTCTATTTAAAAGTAACATCCCGCAGGTCCTTCTACCCCAGTGGCTTGCAATATCTTTATTTATCCCGGCATAATCAGCAATAAGTTTCAATCTCATATTATATTGTTGAATGGAAAATTTTGGCAGATTGTCACCATATCGTTTCACAATTTCCATCACATCAGGCAATAGCACTGCACAATATTCTATTCCGGTTTTATTTCGCTTTGCATTAATGTAATGGTGTCCATCAATTTCCTCTATTCTGGAAAAGTCAAAGTTCATTAAATCTGAAAATGACAATCCTGTAAGGCATTGTATTACAAACAAGTCTCTTACTTTTTTAAGACTTTCTGTCGGCAGTTCTGCAGCCTTGAGTGCTTGAAATTCTTTTTCTGACAGAAATCGACCTATCTCGCTCTCACCTTTGACTATTTTTATTCCGATGTAAGGATCTGCTGATATGAGTTCATGTTTGATAGCATCATGAATATAAGTTTTCATAAATTTGTGGTAAGAACAAATTGTTGTCTGCTTTATATTCTGCTGATGCAAGAATTCGTCATATCCGATTATATTCTTTTTTGTCAGATCGGAGAAATAAATGATTTTGCCATACTGTTCCAATGAATTTATGAGTTTCTTATGATTCTTCTTTGTAGAATCTCTAATGTCATTTCTTTGATCAATTCTCATAAGGATATATTCCAGGAACTTCATTTCCTTTTTATCCTCATAATCCAGAAAGCTCTCTAACTTCTCAAATGTAAAAAGTTCGTTCTTTTCCATCAGCGAAGATATAAAATTGTCTATACGCTCTTTAACTGCATTTATACGCTTATTAAGCGCAACCATTTCAAAGCAATTGCATACAAACTCTTTTTTATTATACTGATTTTTAAAAACTTTAACACCAGTACTTATATATTTCTTCTTTCTTTGAAAAAGGATTTCAACTTGAATCAACGCCTTTTTCTCATTTGTTGCGGTATTTTTTCTATCGAAAACGAATCGTGTGGTAGGATAATCTGTCATAACTAATCGTACTTTGGTAGAACACAAAGGTAGAACAAAAGTAGAACATATTGGCAAAAAACGGCAAAAATCAGCAAAAAACGATACCAATATTTTCTACCTTCGGAATTACTATCAAATAGCGATTACATCGTAAACCGCTGATTATCAACAAAAAAGGACACTTAATACAGTGTCCTTTCTGTGATTCCGTTGGAACTTGTATTTATTTTGTATTCCACTGTCTATCAACACAATACAGACAACAATAAATTTATGGTAGAACACCGGTAGAATATATGCTGATATAGACGCTAATTATAAGCACTTCCAATGCGTTTACCAGTCACCCATCCGTCACCGATTTGGCAATCCTTTACATCAACAATATTCACTCCTTTTATGTCAAGCCCGGCCCGTAAGGCATCCTCAAGGTAGCTTTCTGCATATTTGCTCCAGGATAAGCATCTACCGCAAGAACAAATTGACATAAAAAAATAAATCAGATACTTAATCTTCTTTTTAATTCATTATACAGGTCCGAATCCTTCATATCCTCCCAATAATATTTCGTGTATCGGTCTCTACTAAAACCTTTATTTTTCTCATACACTAGAATGCATTCCTTATCACATAATACGATTACAGAAGACAGCAGAAGTTTGGCATAAGAGAATGCCTGAAGAAATGCCAATTCTATCTCCTGATTGTTTTTCATGTAATATTTTGCTTCAATCAATACCTTCGCGTTTTCTTCTTCCGGCTTATTGTTATAATGGAGCGCATAGTCTGGGAAAATTCTGTGTCCTCTACCTGCATGGATTGGCAACTGACGGATATAGTCTTTATTCTCTTGCCATCCCATATTGTTCAGCAGTGGTTCCAGCAGATTCACTTCAACATCTCTTTCGTTCTTAACAATTATTCCTTTCGGCAAGGAAGGGGTATAAATCTGTGGCAGCTTACTTGTATCAAATCCTTTAGATTTTATCATCCTCATAAGTTCCGCATAATCCTTTCCTGTAGCAGACCAACCGTTCACCCCCTGGAAATTCTTCCTAACAAGCGGATGGTTTGAAAAATATCTGTCGGACTTCAACTCCTTTAAAGAGATATGTGGAATTTCGATCCTGTCCCCTATACAGGTGTTACTATAATAATGAAAGAACGGATCTATCACACCGTCTACTTGTGCTATCCACAAGTAGGTAATTGCACTCACAGGAGAAGTCTCATAGTGGATAAGAATATCTCCCTTCTTCGTGTCTTTATTGGACTGCCATAAGCCTGTAGTCCAATGTGTCCCATATCCTTCAATAATCCCTCCGATAAACCACGCAGCCGATGGCTTTGGCATATCTGTATTATCTTCCTTTGCCAAAAGATTTGGAGCATAATCATACATGAATGCACTCAACTCGGCTGGCGTCAGTTCATTCTCTTTTCTGAATCGATAGAATACCATGCATAGCTCCCAATAATACATGCACCTGGCTTTATAATCAGCCTTTTGGGGTATTGGAGGAAATTCGATTTCAAAGAAGTCTGCAAGTCTTGTAAACTGACAGAACTCGTCAATGTATATATAAGGGAAGAAATATTCTCCGAACAGATAGTTCAGCTCCATTGATAAGAACGGTACAAACTCAAGCATCCGGCTAAAGTCACCAATCTTTAGAATTTCTTCTGATTCAATCGTCAATCCGGTAGATATTATTTCCTCATACAATTTTCCAGCATCATCTAGAGATTTTAATTCCATACCTTCGTGTTCTGATACTTTATAGCACCAGAAATCCTCAAGTATTCCGCAAATCATCTCCGAGTTGAAGCCGTCCTTGATTTTCGGATTATATTTCACGAGCAGCCGTTCTTCTTCAACCCACTCTTTCCTATCTAAAAATTCGGATATTGCGGACTTTCCGTTAGGAGAATTTTTGTATAAGTTCCAAAGGTATTGGTTGAATTTCATGATTAAAACCTTCTCATAAGACCATTAATTTCTTTTTGGGTGTAGACATCCTTTATCGGCAATTCATCAACACCCAGTTTAGCGAATTCCTCTGCATACTTTTCCTTTATTATTTTTATACCCTCTGGTGATATATTATCCTCGCTGCTTTTCTTAACCAACTCTGTTGCCAATTTGTCCGTAAGCAACTCTATGGCTTTCTGCTTGTCACCTCTTAATAATGCAATTCGCATTTTATCTATTCTATCTATTTCAAGATCCGCATCCATTTTCTCTCTAATTTTTCTGACATCATTTGTCATTACCCAAACTTTGAAGAACAGCACAATCTGCAATACTCCCGCTATGATTATTATGATTAAAATGAAGTTTGACATAATTATTTATATTTATTTGTAAAAATTTGCTCACAAAGTCTCTTGGTTAAATGTTGTTGCTGTTGCGTAATTTATTATTATATATTATAGTCTTTTCATACATCCAAGGACTTGGAAAATATGTTCTATCATATCTTTAGGAAGTTCCTGAATGCCATATTCTGGAGATTTATTCGTAGGAACTAATGTATAACATTTCGGATCACTTGATGGACCAAGTCTTTTAATTGTCCTCATTCCATTGGTTGTTACTATCGCATACACTTCTCCCAATGGAAGAAAAGACTTGTCTTCAATTTTTTTCAATGCTATAATATCCCCATGTGTAATTTCTGGTTCCATGGAATGCCCAGTAACATTACACCAACATGTAGCTTCGTTGTATTTCCTGAAATCAATCAAATATTCAGGACTGATTGTCTGGTCATTAAGTACTATATCGAATCCACCTATAAAATCGACATTATAATAAGGTATACCTTTAGTAAAATTAATCTGAGGTTCTGAATCTATCTTTACTGAGTTAAGCATTTCACCTTCACCTGTCAGCAACCATGACTGATTAAGATCAGGATATGCACCGATAATCATCTGTATTTTTTGAGGACTAGGCGAATGCCGAAGTTGATTTATATAACCATTTGATAATCCGACAGTCTTTTCAAATTTACCTTGACCAATCCCTTTGTATTTTATAAATTGTATAAGCCGTTGTTTTACTGACACTTCCATAATTTTTATTATTTAGACAGTTTATAAATAAACTACTTACCGATAAAATTACAGATAATTATTTGTTTTATATTAGATAATTATCTATATTTGCAACAGAATTAATAAATCAGCAACGTTTCTATAACGTTTGACTGCAAATATACACAAATAAAATAGAACGACGATGCCACAGAGAAAAAAAATTGAATTGAAGTATGGGTGCGCAAAGAAACTGGCCGCTGATTGCCAAGTCGCACCTAACACAGTGAAGTTTGCTCTAAACTATGTAACAGATACAGAGCTGGCTGAACATATACGCAAAACGGCTTATGAGAAAGGTTATGTAAAAGAGTTTTAACATCAAAAAGCACGATTATGAAAAGAAATGTATTACACGATATTATGAGCCTTGCATGGCAGTTCGTAAAGCGAAATGGCTTTACAATGAGTGAAGCATTAAAGGTGGCCTGGGCCAACATGAAGCTGAAGGCAGCAATGAAACAGAGAATCGTGAAGTTTTACTTTCAGAAAGTTGACGGTTCTATACGTGAGGCATACGGCACACTGAAAGAAAACCTGATACCAGCCACAAGCGGTGACAACAGAAAGAGAAACGACACCGTTCAGGTTTACTTCGACACTGAAAGACAAGAATACAGATGCTTTAAGAAAGCCAATTTAATTTCAATTTGTATGTGATATGACGAGAACTGAAGCGCGCATGATAGCAGAAGAACTGTTCAAATTATTTGAAAAGAACGGATTCAAGCCGCAAATGATTACACCTGAGCGGTATCTGAACGCCAAAGAAGCCGCCAAGCTGCTCGGCATGCCGCTGAACACGCTGTATAAGAAGGTAACAGAAATACCTCATGTTAAGCAGGGCAAGCGACATGTGTTCAAAGAAAGCGCGCTTCGTGAGTGGATGGACAACTGCTAGCATTGAAGGTGCCGGGAGAGCTGAAGGCTCGCATCACGCAGCGAGAGCGGCGGCACCACACGTGACAGGCGTTCTTTGACATGTTGAAAAATACGAAAGCGAAGCAGACGGCAAGACTAACAATCTATAGCCGTATGCGAGGACGCAAGTAGGGCTAAAAATATAATCGGTAACAAAGCGCAAAAATTAAAATCATGACTGGACATGCATGAAAAAATAAGTGTCATGTAACTAATGAGTTTACCAGTTATGTGTTTACGGCAATAATGCCGTGAATTTCTGAAGATCTAAGATTTAGCTAAATGCTACGCAATATGTCCATCCTAAAGGAAAAGGTTATAAAGGGCATGGTTTGGGCGACCATTTCGGCTGATGCTTTATCTTTTACAATAACCTTGTGCTGTCCATTGAGACTGCGGTAGAACCGGGCACAGGGTACCAATTTTATAAGTTTCTAGTTTTTATCATTTTTCTTGACTGCATCCACTGTGAAGTTCATGCAAAGGCCGGGTAGCTCAAAGTGTAGAGCCGCGGAATGGTCCGCGAGGTTAGAGGTTCGAGTCCTCTCTCGGCCACGACAAGATGAAATACATAACAGTCAGTTATTAAGAATTACTTGAGAACTGAATATTTTTCTTAGCCTGCTACGTCGTGATGACGCGGCAGGATCTTGTAGAATAATCAAAATAATCAATATATGAAAAAGATGGTTTTAGCTGTAAACATTATAGCATTTATTTATGCCTGCCATACAGGCGATGCCACTGCCTTAGCAGTAGCTTTTCTATGGTTCTCAGCCGAATACGGCAAGAGCTTGTATAAAATATGGTATAAGATTTTATTATGAAACTTTACGAACGCGACTACGCAGATTTGGCACGCAAATGTGCCGATTGCGCTAATGCCGGAATATCAGCAGTGTCAGTCGAAAAGAAAGACGAGACGCTGATATTGACAGTTGATGTGACTGTCGACGGGTACACAGAGGACGACTATTATAATGGCACAGGCGGATTTATCCCGACTAATTCTGATTGCCGTATAATTGATGTCGAATTATGCACTCTTGATGACAATGGCAAGATGCCATATATAGACCAGACCAGAATTGAACAAGAAACAAAAGAAATACTATTAACAATTTAATTTTTTGGATTATGTCACTTATTAAGAAATCAAACGAATTAGTAATCCCATCAACAGTAAAAATGATGATATACGGTCAAGCTGGTATGGGAAAAACGACAGTAGCATTAAGCGCACCAAAACCATTGCTACTCGACTTTGACAATGGTGTGAAGCGTGTAAATATGGCTCACTTGGATGGTATTGACATCGTTCAGGTAAGTTCATGGCAGGATGTCCAGCAGGTATTGCAAGAAGACTTATCTACATACCAGACTATCGTGGTAGATACAATCGGCAAGATGATGGATTTTATCATCACCTATAAATGCGGTACACGCCAGCCACAAATCAGGGACTGGGGTGGCATCAACGCCGAATTTTCTTGGATGACACGCACGCTTTCATCGCTCAACAAAAACGTGGTATTTGTAGCTCACAGAGACACGAGAAAAGATGGAGACGACACAGTATTTATCCCTGCCTTGCGTGAAAAATCATACAACTCAATCGTTACAGAACTTGACTTGCTCGGATATCTTGAGATGCGCAACGAGAACGGTGTACAAAAACGTACTGTCACGTTCGATCCGACATCACGCAACGACGGCAAGAACACCTGTAACCTGCCGGGCGTAATGTTTGTGCCAAGCATTCTAGACAAAAACGGCAACCCGACTGCAAAGAATGATTTTATAAGTACAAAAGTCATCATGCCTTATCTCAACATGCTGCAGGTTAAAAAAGAAGAGCGTGCACGCTACGACAAAGTCATTGAAGAGATAAAAGATAATATAGAAATGATAACGGACGCACAGTCTGCCAACGACTTTGCTTCGAGGATAAACAACTTCGAACATGTAGGAAGTTCTCTAAGTATGGCAAGACGTCTTTTCTCTGCAAAGGTAAATGCCCTTGGGCTTATATTCGATAAAGAAACTAAGACTTATGCAGACAAAGCAGCCTAAATTCAAATTCTATGCAACGCTTCTCGATACCTTTACCGGATATCTGAAAAGCGATGTGATATGGGGCAAATATTGGGGATTCAGTGAGAATCCCCCACATACCCCAGACGAATTTAAAGATCTACAGTTCCAACGCCTGATAGATACGATAAACCGTGTCCCGTTCGACAGCGAAGCAGCTGATAAGGGGACGGCTTTCAATGAGGTGGTCGACTGCATGATTGAAAATCGGAAATCAGAAAAGGTTCAGGTAGAAAGACTACTATCAGACATGCAGGATGGCAGACAGGCCATAATCGGACTAAGAGCCACCTATAAGAACCGTCAATTTGATTTTCCAATTTCTCTATGCCGTGAGTTCGCAGACTATTATAAAGGCGCATTAACTCAGCAACGAGTAGAGGCAATTTTGCCAACGTGTTTTGGTGATGTACTTCTATATGGTTACATAGACGAACTTTTACCGATGTCAGTCCACGATATAAAGACAACAGGCAGTTACTATGTCGGTAAGTTCAAGGATCACTGGCAGCACATGATTTATCCGTACTGTCTTATGCAGAATGGTAATGATGTCAGGTCGTTTGAGTATAACATCACAGACTTCAAATCCACTTATACAGAAAGCTACACATTTGTACCAGAACGTGACATACCTATTATTACTGATCATTGCGAGGAGTTTATCAGGTTCTTGAACGATAACAGAGATTTGATAACAGACAAGAAAATTTTTGCTGAAGATGAGTAACCAGATTACAGGGCGTATAATTGGAATAAGCCAGATTATTCAGATACCTTCCAAAAACGGCGGCAGCCCATTTCTTAAGCGTGAGTTCCTGCTGGATGCAACGACCTATGATCCATATACAGGCGAGCGCAGCGAGTATGAAAACATCCTGCCACTAGAGGTTTCAGGTGACAAATGCGCCGAATTGGACCAGTTCAAGATTGGCGATATTATAACAGTTTCTTTTGCTTTACAAGGTAGATCCTGGACTAACCAAGATGGCGAGCTTAGACGTATGACTTCAATTAGATGCTACAAACTTGAAGCAAGGCGGCAGGCACACCAACCGGCAATCCAGCCAGCTTCACAGACACAGCAGCAACCAATAAGCCAACAAACATCGATGTCACCACAGTTTCCTCCAGAAGTGGATGCAAACGGCAACCCCAAAGATGACTTACCATTCTAGACATGAGTATTTTTAATTTAAAAAATGAATATGATGTACCCAAATTCAAGGCGTATGTAAATAAGCTGTTCAAAGAGCGTGCCGTAGTTGAACTAAGAAAGAAACATCCTAACCGGACTTTAGCACAAAACAGCTATCTGCACCTTCTTTTAGGGTATTTCGGTAGTGAGTACGGTTGCAGCCTTGACGAAGCCAAAATTGACTTCTATAAAAGGACTTGCAACCGTGATTTGTTTGAGAGAAAGACGGTCAATAAAAAAGGCAAAGAGGTAACTTATCTGAGAAGTTCAGCAGAGCTTACCACAAGCGAAATGACTTTAAGCATTGACCGCTTCCGTAACTGGATGCTCATCCGTCGCAGGAATATACTTGCCTGCTGCCAACGAACAACAGATGCTAATTTTTGCACAACAAGAAATTGAACGCAATAAAGAGTTTATTTGATTATGGACAAATTTTTAGGACAAGACATTCCAGAGAAGGAACGATGGCAGTTTCTTCAAGATAATGCAGACGCGATAGAGAAAATCGGATATACACATCGATTCACGCCAGATGAACTTGCACAAAAGAAAGAAGTGCTTGCAGAAGTCTCTATCTCCATCAATGATATTGAAGTAGAGAAAAAGGAAGCCATGCAAGAGTTCAAAGAACGCCTAAAACCATTAAACGAAGAAAAACAAGAACTTTTAGACCACATCAAAAGGGGTACTGAGTTCGTTGACAATGAAGAATGCGCCAAGATTCTCTATCATGATGAAAAAATGGCAGGCTTCTATAACAGACTGGGCGAATTGGTTTATAGCCGCCCTATCATGCCACAAGAAATGCAGAAAACAGTATTTAGTATTAACCGTAAAACAGGAACAGACAATTAATTATGAGTGAGAACAAAATCAATTTGATTGTACCGAAAGACTATAATGGTACGCCTATCGAAGTAGTATTAAGAGAAGGACAAGCTGCAAAACCGCTTGATCCTAAAGAGCCTAAAAAAGTTTCAATTGCCGGAACCATTGAAGCACCATTCAAATGGTTGGAAAAGCGCATTGGACTAATTAATCAGAAAGCATCAAATATCATTGTCAATCGTGATAAAATGGGATTGGCTTTGACCATTGATGAGACCAACTACTATCAAACTGAAGTCTGTGGCTTTCTGATAACATCAAAAGAAATGCAGGAGTTCGGCATCAACACCGAGAAGAAATGGGAACCGATCAAGCTGTCTCAGTTTTTTAAGATGCATCGTGCCTTTTTCAAAGATAAGTCTGAGAACATGATGCTTGTGTCCACTTTGAAGAACTTCAAGGCAAAGGTTAATCAGGATATAGAGCGCAGCAAGGAAGAAAATGGAAGCAAGACAGACAATTATTCACAGGTCGTAGATTCCAATCTTCCTAAATCGTTCAAGCTCAATATTCCTCTTTTCAAGGGCTTTGCCTGTGAAGAAATAGAAGTTGAGATTTATGCAGATGTTGATGGCCGAGAAGTTTCTCTGTCCTTGGTCTCTGCAGGTGCAAATGAGACTATTGAAGAATACAAGAACAAGGTGATTGACGAACAGATTGAAGCGATCAAAGGTGTAGCCCCTGACATCGTAATCATCGAAGTATAATTGACAGCCCGGAAAGACGGGCATACGGGCGCAAGCACAGGACGTGCTTTAGAGTGGAGTAATTGCGCAATATCTCCATGAACTTGCTTCATTGAATTAGCTAATATATGAGGCAAGTAAAACCATGATGGTTGGGCGGGTTCGATTCCCGCTGCGTCCACAAATAATCTCAAAATAAAGAATATGGAAACGAAAAAAATAACTAAGACTGTTTACATCGCTAATGATGGAAAAGAGTTCTTGACGAAAGAAGATTGCGAAAAACATGAGACTTTTGTTGAAAGAATACTTTCACGTATTAAGTATTTCTGTATCAGATGCCATCCTGATTTGACTGAAACAGGAAATTTCCAGCATAAAATATATGTGGCTGTATTTTCTAAAAATGGAATATTCAGTAAAGAAATCGCATTTCAATGGGCTTTAAAGAAGTTTGGTACTTACTTAGGGGAAAGCGTAATGGGATATGGTTTTCAACCCCATTTTAATGTAAGTGAGGTTTCTAAAGAAGAATATGAAGAATGCTCTGTAACAGTATGGGGAGGCACACCATTGAAAAGCGAAAAGATATTCCTCAGTCCTGAACCAATACAGGGTTTTCCTGATAATATTAATTATATAAAAGAATGGGGATTTAAATAATGCCGTACTATATCAAGAAGCCTAAAAAAAAGAAAGAAAAACCTTTGCCATTATTCGACAAGGCTGGTATTAAAATACAGAAGAAGCCGGATTTAAAGGCGAAGCTCGATAAAGAGTTTTCCCTTTTCATCCGGCTTCGTGATTGTATGCCGAACGGATATTTCCGCTGCATATCATGCGGACAAATAAAGCCGTTTGAACAGGCTGACTGTGGACACTATTTCAGCAGGACACATCTTGCTACAAGGTACGACGAAAAGAATTGTAATGCTGAATGCCGCCACTGCAACAGGTTTAAAGCAGACCATTTGGAAAGTTACAGAGTGAACTTGATTGCCAAAATCGGGCAACAGGCTTTTAATATGCTTAAAGTCAAAGCTGCCAGTACATCAAGAATGAGTGACTTTGAATATGAGCAGCTTATAAGATACTATAAAGCAATAAATAAAAAACTAAAAAAGGAAAAGGGCTTATGAGCTATGTTTTACGAGATTACCAGCAAAAAGCCAGTGATGCGGCGGTCAGTTTCTTTGCAAACAAGACTAAGAGAAACAATGCCATCATGGTATTACCGACTGGAGCCGGCAAAAGCCTGGTGATAGCCGATATCGCCAGCCGCCTTGAAGGGCACACGCTTGTATTCCAGCCTTCGAAGGAGATACTCGAGCAGAACTATCTGAAACTTTGTTCTTATGGTATCCTTGACTGCTCTGTATACTCTGCGTCATTTGGACGTAAGGATATTTCAAGGATAACGTTCGCCACCATTGGCAGCGTTAAAAATCATCCTGAACTGTTCCAACATTTCAGGAACATTATCATAGACGAGTGCCACCTTGTCAATCCAAAAGAAGGTATGTACAAAGATTTTCTTACCATGCTGCAGTGTAAGGTCCTTGGACTGACAGCAACACCATACCGTTTATCGTCAAGCCGTGACTTCGGATCGATGCTGAAGTTCATCACACGAACACGCCCATGTGTATTTTCCGAAGTCATCTATCAGGTGCAAATCTCCACCCTATTGGATATGGGCTACCTTTCAAAGCTTAACTATTACGCCATGAACCCTTTGGGCTGGAATGAGCTTAACCTAAAAGTAAATACGACAGGTGCCGACTATACGGACAAATCAGTAGTAAAAGAATATGAGCGTATTGACTTCTATGGATTTTTGGTAAGCATCGTCCGTAGGCTTATGAATCCGAAAGTTGGCGGCAAGCGTAAAGGCATACTCGTTTTCACTAGATTCTTAAAAGAGGCACAAAAACTTACGCAGTCTATACCTGGCACTGCTATCGTTTCTGGAGACACGCCAAAGAAAGAACGCGAGCGCATCCTTGAAGAATTTAAGGCCGGAGAGATACCCGTCGTCGCCAATGTCGGCGTACTTACAACAGGATTCGACTATCCTGAACTTGACACCATCGTTATGGCCCGTCCAACGATGTCTCTGGCTCTCTGGTATCAGATAGTGGGCCGCGCCATCCGCCCCCACCCTACCAAGGAAGCCGGATGGATTGTTGATCTCTGTGGCAACATCAAACGCTTCGGTGAAGTCAAGGATTTACGCCTTGTAAACGGAGGCAATGGTAAATGGGCCGTATTCTCCAACAATAGACAGCTGACTAACGTAAGATTCTAATATTATGGCAAGACCCAAGAAACAAGGTCTTGAATACTTTTCATTTGACACGGATTTTTTCTCAGACATAAAGATTCGAAGAATATCAAGAGCATGCGGTCCAGCTTCGACTTCAATACTAGTCTGCCTGCTGTGTAATATCTATAAAGATAAAGGGTATTATATTGAGTGGGACGAGAACTTATCTTTTGTAGTGGCTGACATTGTTGGTACTACCGAGGGTGCTGTAGAAGAAGTCGTAAAGAAAGCGATACAAGTGGAATTCTTCAATAAGGAGCTGTTTGACAAATACAAAATCCTAACTTCAAACGGTATTCAAAACCGATTCAAAAGCGCAGTTAAAAGACGTGAGGAAATTGAATATGTGGTGGATTATTTAGTTTCTGACAACAAAAACGAGGTTTCTGTATACAATAACTCGGTTTCTGACGACAGTAGTACACAAAGTAAAGTAAAAAGAAATAATTATATATCCCCCTCACCCCCTTTAAAAGGGGGAGGTAAAAGGGAAAGAGGCGAGCCTAAGGAAATTAATTCTAAAGCTCGTCTTCTTTTTGAATCACACTTTAAGAAAGTGTACGGAAATGATTACTATTGGACACCTAAAGATGCTGGTAATATGACGCAATTGCTTCAAAAGTTGAGATTTCAAAGAAAGCAAAAACAGATGGATGTATCAGACGACTCAATATTATACGCACTTCAGTATCTGCTATCATCAATCAATGACGGTTGGCTGTTTGAGAATTTCAGTGTGTCTAATATTAATTCAAAATTCAACGAAATAATCTCACAAGCGAAGAAAAAAGTCTCTTCAAAAGCAAACATAGGTGTTGTACTCAAAGACAACTCACCTGAAAAATACACTAAAGGCTGGTAATATGGAACATATTAATTTTCAACAAACAATAGACAGGCTCAAAGATACCGGTTTCTCCCCTGTACCTAATACCGTGAACATTCACATTCCTGAAGCGAAAAGAATACTTTGGTCCGGTATCAAATATTTCACCCAAGATAAGGGCCAATGGCTCCCTGAATATAATGAAGTCGTAAACTGGTTGACAGGCAACAATGGCCGCGGACTTCTGTGTTTCGGCAACTGTGGAAGGGGAAAAACGCTTATTTGTGGTAAGATTATACCATTGCTACTTAATCATTACTGCCGTAAAGTGGTAAGCTGCTACGATGCACAGCAGATGAACGCCAATCTTGACGAAGTAAAAAAGAAGCATATCATCTATGTTGATGATATCGGAACAGAAAATCTAAGTATCAAATACGGCGAGAAAAGACTGGCCTTCGCTGAACTGGCTGACGAGGCCGAAAAGAAAGGAAAGCTTCTTATTCTCACTACAAACCTCACAATAGATGAACTGAAAGAGAAATACGGAGAAAGAACCATTGACAGACTGAGAGCGATAACAAAAACCATTCTTTTCAGTGGTGCTAGCCTTAGAAAATAAACAAGAATTACAGATATGAAAATGATAAAGTTTAATGCCTTAGAGTATGTAGACAGCTTTGATTTCTGCACGATAGAAGAAAAGAAACAGCTGTATTATATGCTACTTGAAGCTTTAAAATGGGGGCAAAGAGTATGAAGACGACTATCTACTGGAAAACCAAAGATACCCATATTATTGATCGTATCCGGAAGCGCTATAATATTTGCCAGGGAATGACAGTAAATGGTGAAAATGCCGTCGAAATTAACGAAGTTCAATATAAGGAATTACAGGAAGTTGAAAAACTTGGATATATACAAATCAGGAACAAATGAATGACACAATCAAACCAAACGCATATCTTATGCGAGGTGCGCTGCCGTCGGTGGAGCGCTCACGAGACGAATATACCGGCTCTGTGTTTGGAGCCGCTGCACTGGCATATATCACGATAATACATAGCACTGACGCAATGGATATGATGCAAGAGCGTTTGCCGGAGTTATACGATGACAGACAGATAAGAAAATATATTAATCGCATGACTGGTACAAAAGCGAGTATGGGCGAGATACGGAAGCTAACCCTTGCAATCGGTGAGTTATTGGCTCACGATTGCGACAAGGCGTGGGTGGCAGACTTTGGCAATGCAGCCTACGAAAAAGTGCAGCCTTATACAGAAAAGTTACGCATCGCCTTGGCAAATGCTTTAGGACGATACGACGTTCCGGATATAAACGTATGCGCAGCCATCCTTGTTGCTCAGTCGCTTGCCAGCGAGGCCGTTGAATATGTAAAGAGACGTTCCGCAAAGTTTACAAACTTTACAATTGTGATGAAGGGTAAAGGCAGACAGACTGTATCTTCATGCCTCTCGTCTATGTCCTGTTCTGCACTTGAGTATTGTTTGCGTAATATAGCACGCATACTTGTTGAGGATAAACTGACGGACGATGTGAATATTGCGGAGGATAAGTCTGTTGAAACAGGTCTGAAGGCAGTTCTTAATGTCATGAGCGACACTAACACATGGATATACGCACGTGATAAGGCGGACGAGTTAAACCATAAAAGCAATAAGCAATGAAGAAAATTGCGGTAATTAGGGGAAATTTTGAGAAAATTTCCTCAAATATAGTTGGATTTATTGATATCGTAATATGAGCAAAGAACAAAATCATGTCAAAGATGCCATTAAGGCTTATCTGGACGAACGGGCAAAAAATGACGAACAATTTGCACAGAGTTATGCGAAAGCTAACAAAAATATAGACGAATGCTTCGATTATGTCATTGGAGAAGCACATAAGCGTGGTAATGCTGTTTACATGACTGACGCTGAAGTATTCGGGCTGGCAGTCCACTACTACGACGAAGATGACATAATGATAAACAAGCTGCCCAAAGGAACACATGTGAACACTTCAGCATCAGCAGTGGAACTTTCGGAAGAAGACAAAGCAAAAGCCCACGAGCAGGCTGTCAAGGCATACCAGCAACAGTGCATCTATCGTATGCGTGAAGCTGATGAAGAAAAGGCAAAGAAACTTGCAGAACGCAGAAAGGCTGAGAGAGAAAGAAGTAAACACGCAGAGCAATCACTATTCGACTTTTAAGATTATGAAACCACGTAACAAAACAGAACGGTTGGTGGCCGAACTTAGTGCAAAGCTGCCGGCCATTACTGAAAAACAGAAACAATGGGCTAAAGATACCTGTTTTGAGAAAATCGGTTACTACAACAAGGGCGAAGTATGGTGCATGAACTGTGGAACGGTTCACGAAAAAACAATTTCTCCACTCGGTATAGACCTCGTAGGAGACGAAACTATATGTCCGCATTGTGGAACACATTTAAAGCTTAAAAATAGCCGGAAACGCAAATCTATCGAGCGTTGGTACTTCACGATAGCGACAACATACAGGGGATTTCAGGTCTTTCGTCACTTTATAATCGAAAGACAGATGTACAAGATGTCTGGAAACATATCCAAAGGGTATGAACCATACTTCTGCATAAACGAAGCGGTACAGAACTGGATATCAGAGGATGGGAAGGAATATATCATGGCAAGACCATGTAGGCCTATGGCTTGGGTGTATGATGCCTGGGACTTCTGCAAGCCCATGAGCATAAAGGACAAAGTAAACGGGAGATACTCATATAGTCCCGACAAATATGATATCTACTCTGAATTTATTTATCCGGTCCGAGGACTTATCCCAAAGTTAAAGAGAAACGGTTTTACATTCCGCTGCAAAGGGATATCAGTAAACAGACTTGCCGCCATGTTGCTGACAGACAACGAAGCCGAAATGCTTATCAAGACAAAACAGTATAATCTGCTTTATGCGAAGAGCATAAGAGGCATACCACAGGACGTGAAACCTTCAATAAACATCTGCAACAGAAACGCCTACAGGGTGAAAGATGCTTCGATGTGGATTGACTACATACAAATGCTACTGCATTTCAATATGGACACGCACAATGCGAAATATGTATGTCCGGCCAATCTGAAAAAGGAACATGACAAGCTTCTAAAAAGAATGAACCGCGAGGAAGCCAGACAAAGGGAGATTGACAAAATGAGAGAAGCCTTGGGATGGGAAAAGACCTACGCACAGGAAAAAGGCCGTTTCTTCGGTATATGCTTCGGCAACGAAGACATTGTAATAACTGTCATACGGTCCGTTGCGGAAATGGTCGAGGAAGGAGAGGCTATGCACCACTGTGTATATGCATGTGGCTATTACAAGAAAAAAGAAAGCCTGATTCTGTCTGCAAAGGACAAAGAAGGGCACCGAATAGAGACCATAGAGCTGAGCCTAAGGACTTTCACTATTGTGCAGAGCCGCGGGGTATGCAACAGCAACACACCGATGCACAACGAAATCATTGAGTTGGTAAACAAAAATATTAACCTGATAAGACAAGTAGTATGAGCCCAAAAGAAGCAAGAAAAAGTTTACAAAATACAAATAATCGCACAGAAACAGTGAAAGCACGTATCAAGGCTACAGGTGAAATAATCGAATTAAATGAAAAAGTAAGTTTCCTTGATTATGCGCGTGGAATATACAGAGATACGGACGGAAATAAATATCACTATGAAGAGCTTGAAATATTTGAGAGAGAGTATGAGAAACATATCGACTGGGAACAGAGACGCTATGAAATAGCAAAGGCCATGCTCCCGGTAATATACCTTGACGACGGTCAGGCGGAGCGCGCTGACGATTCGGACTTGGGCTTTGAGTACAAAAGCGACCGGCATTGCGCCAAAGAAGCTGTGGACTTTGCCGATGCTCTTATTGCGGAACTTAAAAAGAGGGAATAATATGGATGAATTTTGTAAATGGTTGAGTACGACACTGATTTGTACTTTATACGGTTTGTCTTTGGGTAATGCTTTAAGTTGGATAATTTTAGGTGATTTCAAGTACGCTCTTTATTCATTTTCTTTATTTGTGCTTGCTGCCCTGTATGAGATTGTTATCGAATTGAAGAAGTTGAATGATAAGAAATGACGAACATAAAGTTTAAATCATTATGATAAAAACAAACGAATTAATGTTAGGTAATTGGGTATATGCAGGAGATAAGACGCAGTTCCCAATGCAAGTAGTAGGAGTGTTTGACGATGTCGCTTACCTTGATTTTGAGGGTAATGAGTCTGATATGTGGGAGGAAGAAGAAGAGGATATGTTTCCTGTGCCACTAACAGAAGAGATATTGCTGAAAAATGGGTTTATAAACATGTCTGATTACTATAAAGATAAAGAGGGAAATATCTTTGTAAGATTAGGTGATGATATAACTACAAGCATACGTGTTGAATGCTTAGATAGGGAACCAAATAAACCTACTTGCTCAAAAGTTTCCGCTTTTAATAAAACAAAATACCTCCACGAGTTACAGAACTTGCTAACCTTAGCAGGAATAGAAATGGAATTTAAGATATGAAACCAATGAAAATATACATAAGTCTACCGATATCCGGCAGAGATATTGAAGAAGTAGAAGCAAGTTGCATTTTTGCAACCGGAGTGATAGAGAAGAAAGGACACACAGCAGTATCACCGCTTGAAGTATCGCCTGATACTGATGCGCCATACTCTACACACATGGGTAATGACATAGCCGCACTGCTTGAATGTGATGCGGTTCTGTTCCTTGAAGGCTGGCAAGTATCAAAAGGCTGCCAGCTCGAACACAAGGCGGCAGAATTATACGACAAAATTAAGTATCCTCATTTCCGCAACTCTTTTATCCTCTCATGACACGACAGTTTTTTTGCG